CTATTAATCATCCACTTGGATGGGCAATGGATTTCTACCTTTCATATAATGGTAAGAGGCTGTATCCAAACAATAATAAAGAAACATATGATAATTTAATTAAAGCTCTAGTAGATAATGCTCGAGCAAGAAAAGTAAGACCAGGAATTGGGGGATATAAGAGCTTTATCCATTATGATGAAAGCCCATGGAGACAAAAAGGCTCTGGTAAAGCCGGAACATGGAATTCTGGTTTTAGGATACGGTTTTAGCATATAAATAAAGTAAAAAGAAAGAGATCATGGCTACAACTAAAGTATTTTCACGGCAAGATAAAGACATTTCAACGGCCTCTTTATTGACTTCTCGTCGCGTTGAGTATAAAGATATTGATTTATCTTTTGCTGCTAAGCCGAATGGCGAGTTGTACGTGAAAAAAGATGCTTCAGCAGTAGTTCAAGCTATTAAAAATCTTATTCAAACTAATTTTTATGAAAAGCCTTTTGAGCCTTTTTATGGTGGAAACATAAGAGCTTTACTATTTGAACTTGCAGATGAAGATATTGAAATTGAATTAGAAGAAGCAATTAGACAAACCATAAGACAATATGAACCAAGAGTGAGAATCATTAATGTTTTTATTGATTCTAATACAGATAGAAACGACATTAGTGTAACGATAGAATTTCAAATATTAAATACTCGTGAACAGGTATCTTTCACAACAGCATTATCAAGGTTGAGATAACATGGCAACAACTATAAAATCAACAGCTCTAGATTTTAATAATATTAAGAGCAACTTAAAAACTTTTTTAGCAAATAAAGAAGAGTTTAAAGATTATAATTTTGAAGCCTCAGGACTTTCAAATATTCTTGATGTACTAGCATATAATACTCATATTAATGCTCTTATTGCTAACTTTGCTTTAAATGAATCTTATCTGCCAACTGCGCAGTTGAGAAGCTCTGTTGTTTCTTTGGCTGAAGGTATTGGATATGTTCCGGATACTACAACTGCTTCTCAAGCAACTGTAAGATTATATGTTACAACAACAGAGACAAATGTAGATACTAAAATATCTCTTCCAGCTTATACCACATTTTCTACTACAGTAGATGATGTAGCATACACTTTTTCTACTATTGAATTATATGAAGCAAATGATGATGGAACTGGTTTTTATGAATTTAAAACAGCAGATGGATCTAATAGAATTCCCATCTATGAAGGAACTAGAAAAACTAAAACTTTTTTAGTTGGTCAATATGAAGATAATCCTGTTTATGTCATACCAGATACTAGGATGGATGCTGATACTGTTACTGTAAAAATATATGATTCATTTACTTCTTCAAACTACGTAATATATCAAAACATAATTAATGCAACAAGTATTACATCAACCTCAACAATATACATTTTAAAAGAATCACCAAATGGGTACTACGAATTATCATTTGGTGACGGTGAAACATTTGGAGTAGCTCCAGGAGCTGGAACAAGAATTGAAATAGAATATCTTTCTACAAATGGAGATGCAGCAAATGGAGCTTCGGTATTTACAAGATCTGGTTCTTTAACCTTTGGTTCATCCGGAACATTTAATGCAGAGATTAGTAATACTACAATCGTAAATAGTGTCGGTGGATCTTCAAAAGAAACCATTGAATCAATTAGAAAGAATGCTCCATTCCAATATGCATCTCAGAATAGAATGGTAACAGCCGAAGATTATTCTTCTTTGATTCTACGTAAATTTTCAACTTTTATTAAAGACATTGTTTCCTTTGGTGGTGAAATTGCTGCCACACCCGAATATGGTGCAGTATTTACATCTATTGTGTTTGAGGATAATGTAAGTCTTGATACACAAATCATTAAGAAAAGAGAAATTTTAGATCTAGCAAAACAGCTAGCGATTACATCATTTAATTTAAGATTTGAAGATCCAGTAAAAACTTATGTTGAAACAGACTTGTTCTTCCAGTTTAACCCTAAACTTACAGATGCCACTCAAAATAATGTTGTATCTGCTGTACAAAACCAAGTTTCAAGCTACTTCAATTTAAATACTGGTAAATTTAAACAATCCTTTAGACGTTCTAATCTTCTTTCTTTGGTTGATGACATTGATCCAGCTATCTTATCTTCTAGAGCAGATGTGAGAATGCAGCAAAGGTTTGTTCCTAGTGCTCCAAGCATTGCTACTGTAGTGTTGAACCTTACTCTTAATAATGATGGCAATCCCACTATAAAAGCACGTGCTTTTCTAGTTATTGTTGATATGGTTTCATCAGGAAAATATAAAGATGCTGCTAACTATTTGATAAAAAATTCAACAATTCAAAGCAAAAACTATGCTGGAATTTTATCTGATTTAACAGCTGCTTCTGCTAATATGTCTAATGTTTTATCATTCCCAGTAAGTATTGCATTAGCAGATAATAACGAATATATTATTACAAGTAATCAGTTTGTATATAATGGTAAAAACTGTATTCTAAGAAATAAATTGTCTAGTACGGATATTCAAGTAATTGCTGTGCTTGGAGAAACCGTTGAAGTAGATAATATTGGAAACTTTGATCCTTCAACAGGGAAAGTTACTATTAACTTTTTTAATCCTACTTCTATTGTTGGTGGTGGATCAGAAATTAAAGTAGCTGCTGTTCCTGCTAACCAATCAGCAATATCTCCAGTAAGAAATGAAATATTAGAATATGATTCAACAAGATCTCTAGTTAAAGTTATAACAACAACGGCAACAAATTAATGTCACATAATTATAAAGATAGAACACTAATAGACAATAATAGATTGCCATTGAATTTTCAAAGGGCAGAAATTGATAATGTTTTGCCAGAATATTTTGGCATTGATTTTCCAAAACTAAAACAACTTTTTGAAGCATATTATGAGTTTATGGATTCTGCTGATGGGCCATCAACTAAGATTAGAAATTTATATGAATCTAAAGATGCTACACAAGCTCCAGATATAAATCTTCCCTTTTTAGAAGATGAGTTACTCTTAGGGCAATCTTATTTTGGTGGATTTTTAAATAAAAGAGAAGCTATTAAATTTTCTAATCTATTGTATAGATCAAAAGGAACAAAGTATTCTACCGAACAGTTCTTTAGAGGATTTTATGGTAAAGACCCTACAATAGTTTATCCAAAAGAAAATATTTTTAAAATTGGTCCAGAAATAGATTATTCTTTAAATAGTTCTAATATTGCTGGAGAACAAATAAAAACTCCTGCTTCAGAAATAGGAGCAACGTCTGAACGATATCTGACTGATGATAAGCTTTATCAAGTAATGTCAATACTTATTCGTGTTGGTGTTTCTATCACAGACTGGAGAGATGTATATAAGTTGTTTGTCCATCCAGGTGGAGTGTATTTAGGTGCAGAACTTTTACTTGAATTAGTTAATGAAAATGCTTTGGAAGATCAAGTTGGTGCTGGTGATCCAATTGTAGAAGCAGTTCAAAGAACTCTTGTTGCTGATCTAACTTCTAGCGCATTCTCAAGTACTACACTCCTAGTAGATGGCGACACAACATACGGTATTCACAGACAAAATACAGATCAGTTCTTCAGACAAATTGGAGACATTTCAATTACTGATATGCAAGGTTATACTCTTGAAGAAATGTTGGATGCTAATTCTTCAACTATGGATGATTCAGATTCTATTACTTCAGTATTTAGAACTTCTGCGACCTTTGATGAAGAGAATTCACTTGGTGACAGTGATCTTGTTCTATCTACATTTGATGAAGGTAAAACATGGACAGTATTTGATTCTGCAAATACCGCAGATTCTGATAATTGGATACCATAAACGGTTATAAATAATTTCAACTAACGAGATGAGAAAAACAAATGGCTAGACGCACAATCAATACAGGATCTCTGGCAAATGATGGAACCGGCGATACGCTTCGTACTGCTGGAATAAAGATTAATTCTAATTTTGAAGAGCTGTACGCTAGATTAGGCGGTGATTCATCTGCATCAGGAACTACACTTCTTACAGACAGCGGTTTAGATTTTGTTGGTGTTTCTTATAGAACTAAACTTGGCTTTGTCGAAGGCGCTTCTCAAATCGAAATTACTTTTCCTGATTCAACAGGAAATATCTTACTTGATACTGCCACACAGACTTTGACTAATAAAACTATTAGCGCAGATAATAATACATTATCAGGAATTGCTGCTAGTAGCTTTGTCGTATCAAACGGTTCAGGTAATATTGACGGATCTGCTTCTGCTAAAGCTATTCCAACAGGCGTTGTTGTTGGTACTACTGATACTCAGAGCTTAACAAATAAAACACTTGGAAGTGGAACAGTTATTTCTGCTGGAGCCACTATTACTTCTCCAAAAATTATAACTGGAATAAATGATACTAATAATAATGAAATAATTAAATTCACTGCCACTGGTTCAGCTACTAATGAGATTACAGTACAAAATTCAAATGGTGGTGCTCCTTCAATAACTTCTACGGGTGGATCTACAAATATCAATTTAGCTCTGCAGTCTAAAGGCACAGGTTCGGTTACAGTTGATAAGTTTGCAATCCCAGTAGATTCGGCTATTAGTACTACATCCACCGCTTCTTCTACTGGATCACATTATACTGTAACAAATCTTATTACTGTTACTGTAGCTGATGGCAATGTGGCTGGAGAAATAAAAATATTTACAAATATTGGCACAAGTACAGTGACTATCGATCCAACTTCATTTGGTAATGCTAATCCAACATATACCATCAAGCTTACCGAAGCGCAAGCGGTTATGATGGTATGGATAAATAGCAAATGGTATGTCATTGGTGGCGAATATACAATATCTGCATAGGAAATAAAAAATGAGTTCTATTTTAACAGATACACTTAAAAGAGACTTAGTTCAAAAGCTCTTTAATGAAAATGAAGGAACTAGAGTAGGTGATTCTGACAACAATTACTATATTGCAATTGGTAGATCAGAAGTATGGAGCGATCCTACGAACGCTAGTGTTAATGATACAACCATTCCTGGTTTTAGTGTTAATAAGCGTGATGAAAGAGAATTCAGATATAGAATGCAGTCTGTAAAAGCAGTTGAAGCTTTCAGCTGGGTAGTACCAAAAAGAGATTGGACAGCAGGAGATACATATTATGAATTCTCTGATTGGGAAACAACAAACCATCCAGCAGCACAATCGCCATATGTAATTACTGAAGATAATAACGTATATGTTTGTATTAGATCAAATAAAAACGCTGCTGGTGAAGAACAACCATCAGACCAAAAGCCAGATCATACTAATAACACTTTAACGCTTGAAACCGATGGTTACATTTGGAAATATCTATATACAATTTCAACACCAGATGCTAACAGCTTTATGACTGCTGCTTGGATGCCATGTAAGTATGTCGATTCAGCAGCTGCTGGTGATCCATACTATGGTCAGTACCTAGCAAAAACCGGAGCTGCAGCTGGTTCTATTGTGGCATATGATGTCATTAACGGCGGGACCGGATATTCAAACACTTCTGGTGCAATTACTTTAAGCGTTGTTGGAAATGGATCTGGCGCAACCTGTAGAGCTATCGTTCAAAGTAATGGCGTTATTGGTCATGTCATGATTGGTGATAGTGCTGGAGTTGGAGTTGATATAACTAAACCAACTTTCAATGCTGCTCTTGGATCTGGTTACGATTATGCAAACGTAAAAATTACAATTAATTCTGGTGGTGGATCTGGAGCTATTATTAAACCAGTCTTTGCTCCAGTTAATGGCCTTGGATATAATCCAATTGAGGATTTAAAAGCAAATGCGATTATGTTCAATATTAAGCCTGAAGCAGATGAACAAGTCAATGGTAGCCCAACTTTTGTAGTAGATCAAGATTATAGACAAGTAGGACTTCTTAGAAATCCTCTCAATTTTGATAGTGATAATGATGTTACCAAATTCACCGGACTTTCTGGATTGGCTCTAAAACAAATGAAGTTAGATGGCCAATATACTGGACTTACTTTCCGAACACCCGACACTATTTCTAAGACTGGTGGAACTGCTAAAGCTCTTTTAGATTGGTCAGATGCTGGATCTCCAACTAGAATTTGGTACCACCAAGATGATATTACTACAGGCTTTGAAGCCTTTGCTAATGGTGATACTATTTCGATTGGGGCTACGTCAGGCATCACGGCTGATTCTGCCGCAATAAGACCTGATGTTAACCCACACTCTGGTGATTTATTGTTCCTATCAAATATTGAACCAATCACTCGTGATGCAGTCCAAACCGAAGACATTAAAGTCGTTATTAGACTCTAAGGATATACAATGGCTACTAATTTAACACAAACAACGTTTGCAACAGAATATAAAGATGATTATCGTGATAGTGATCATTATCACCGAATTTTATTTAATAATGGTAGAGCTCTTCAAGCAAGAGAATTAACTCAACTGCAAACTATCATCCAAGCTGAAACAGCGCGGATGGGAAAATTCTTATTCAAAGAAGGCGGAATATATGGATCCGCTGGAGCAGTTAGCTCTGGATTTAATCCAGTTGGATATGTTAAATTAGTTTCTTTTGGTGGTCTTGGAGATGATTATTCTACGCTTGTTGGAACAAGAATTTATAATAATGTCGGAACTGGTGATGGTTGTACTGCTATTGTAAAAGCTGCAATTCCAGCTACTCTTGGTGGAGATCCAGCTACTTTGCTAGTAAGTTATATTAGTTCAGCCGAGGAAACTTCTTCTGATACAGAAGAAGCTCCAGCGACATTTAATGCTAATGATATTCTTAACTATAGCACTAGTGCTGGTACTGGTACTCTTACAGTAGCTGCCAATGACCAAAGTGATTTGGCAATTGGTAAAGGATCTATGATTGAGACTCCAGCATTTGACACTTTCGTTGCTGGACATATGGTTACCGTTGAAGCTCAAACATTAGTTATTGAAAAATATAATCCAAACCCAACCGAAGTGATTGGTTTTGAGTTATATGAAGAAATTATTACAACGGCTGATGATAATGCTCTGTATGATAACGCTGGATCTACTCCTAACTTAACTTCACCAGGTGCTGATCGTTATAGAATTCGCTTGGTTTTGCAAAAAGAATCAGAGGCTGCTGCTGGAAAAACATTCTATCGTTTGTATGAAATGATAAGTGGTGTAGTACGTAAGATTAATCATTCTGATGAACTCGGTGAAATCACAAACATGCTAGCAGCAAGAACGTTTGATATTAATGGTGATTTTATTGTAAAAAATCCAGGTAATGAATTTAATCTATCTGTACAAACAGATAGTGACACAGATTATCTGCGCTATGTAGTAAATGGTGGTACAGCATTTATTAAGGGTAATAGAGTTGAAAGAGCGGCTGCAGCCAAACCTTTAAGAGTTCAAAAACCGAGAAGCACATCTACTGATTTAGATACTAAAACAAATACGTTTATTTCATCAAGATATGGTAACTATGTACTAGCTGATAGCGCAAACTTTAGAGGTCTGATTGGAAAGATTTCTAATTTTGATACAATTAACTTGTATGATAATTATGCATTTGACAGCGCTATTGGTACAGCAAGAATTAGAAGTATTGATGAGTACGAAAATGAGTATCGAATTCATTTGTTTGATGTTACTTTAAATGATACTAAATCATTTAGAAATATTTTAACTATTGGTACAGACTCAGCTGATTATGCTACTCTAAAAACTGTACAAGGTGTGGTAAGTCTAATTGATAAAGAAGATAATTCGCTCTTATTCCCATTAGGTCGGAGAAGAGTTCAATCAGTTTCAAATGTTACAATGCCAGTTACTCGTATCGATACTGATACAGTAGTTGGTGGCACTGCTAGTTTCCAAGTTTCTGATATTTCAAATAATACATTTACAGATGGTGAGAATTGGATACTACAGTACGATTCAGCTGGTGAGCATATATCCCCTCCAGCTTATGATGCTGTTGGTGGAACAACAACTACTATCTCAAATTTGGAAAATGGTAAAGCTGTTAGACTATTAGCATATGAAAATAAGCCAGCTGTATTAAAAATTAAACGTAGACAATCAAATCAAACTGAATCAGTTTCAATTAGCAATAGAGAATTTAAATTAAGTAAAGCTGATATTTACTTATTTAGATCTGTGGTTGAAGATGCTACTGGTTTAGATATTACGAATAGATTTATATTTGATAATGGACAGAGAGATAACTTTTATACTGTCGGTGGAGGAAGAGTCAAGCAGGGTAAAACAGTACCGGGTGGTACGATAACAGTTACCTATGACTATTTCACTCATACTGCTGGAGACTATTTCGCTGGGAAAAATTCTTATCCCGACATTGCTTATGAAAAAGTTCCATTCTATGCAACAAGCACCGGAAAATCTTATCGATTGACTGATGTTATTGATATGAGACCAGTAAAAAATAATACTGGAGCTAATTTTACAGGAACTGGTGCAGTTATTGAGCCATTGCCAAAGAATGCCTCTACGATTACTGTAGGTAGTATTTCAAACTGGCAGCCACGGATTGATGTAATTCATATGTCGCCTACCGGAACTTTACAGGTTACACCTGGTGAAACAGATAATAGTCCTATCTTACCTAATATAAAACCTCAAGATCTGATATTGCACACAGTAACTTTAAATCCATATACTTTCGATGAAAGAGATCTAACCATTAGAACTGTAGATCATCGCGGATTTAATATGTCTCAAATCCGTAATATGGATGATAGATTACGTAATGTAGAAAAACTTACAGCTCTTACAATAGCTGAACAAGATTTACAAGCGCTTACTGTTAGAGATCCTAATGATGCCACTTTACCAGACAGAGTAAAGCAAGGTATTACTGGTGATACTTTTACAAGTAATATACAATCTCATATCTCAGACATAGATTATAGAGCTCGTCTTGATAAAAATCTAGGTATGGTAGGCCCGCTTGTTTTTGGTAGAACAAGCTCTCTATATTACGATTCAAACGAATCAGTGAGTACAAAAATTTATGGTAATACTGTTTGGCCAAAATTCACTGAAGAAGTTATGATTAATCAAAATGTAGCTTCAAAAGCTATTAATGTAAATCAATTTGAACTAAATAAGAATGTTGGATCTGGAGAAATAGCACCACCTCGTCAAGCTTTCTCAACTCGTAAGAAAGTTGATGTTAGTTATGAATTAGGTTCAACTGCTGCTATAGCTGAAATTGGTACAAGTGTAGTTTCATCACAAGGTCAAGAAAATACAGATGGTGGAGTAGGATAATAAAAAAATGGCATTACAATATCAACAAGTCGGCACAGAAATAAAATATAGAGAAGAAACTCAAACTGTAGAACAAGATTTGGGTTATGAAGTCAATAATATCTGTAAACCCGCTTTTATCTTTTTTGAATTTGTTGGTCTTCGGCCATCAACACCGCACTGGATTTTCTTTGATGGAGTAGATGTTACAAAATGGATTAATACAAGTTATAATTTAGATACTTATAACAACTCAGCAATTACTTCAAAGTTGAGAACTCCAGGCGATACTTACATCGATGCTACTGCATTCCCAACAGCGCAAGGTGGGCCAACCAACGCTTCAGGGCCTATTAATAGTGATGCTGCGGGAACTATTAGTGGAGCATTTTACTTACAATCAAATGATACCCTATCTTTTAAAATTGGCACTCGAGTAATGACAGCGATTGATATTAGCATTTTAGACAAATCTAAAGCTTTATCATATGCTCAGGCTGAATTTTATTCTACAGGAGTATATGAAGTATATACAGAAAATACCGTGACCAGTCAAGTAGCGTATGATGTGCCAATATACGATTGGGTAACTGTTGCAGATCCTCCCCCACCACCAAACAACAGTTCGAATGATAATGATAATGGTAGCTCTTCTAATCTCATTTATTCCCATTACGAGTCATCTACTAATACTGTCACTACGTGGAAAGATGGTATTACATGGGAAGACGCGATGAAAATCCGTAGTCAATCTACTGTAAAAAAGGAAAACAGGTTTGGCTGGGAAACCGGAGTTTTTGACCACACCAATTCAGGCGGTGGTGGCGGTGGTGGCTCATCACAAAAAGCAGGGTCTGGCGGATGTTGCTTTATTATGCTAGAAGCTAGATATGGAAATGGTACTATGGATAAAGTAGTACGGCGCTATAGAGATGAATATATGACAGATCGTAATCGCCGTGGATATTATCGTTTAGCAGAAGTTCTTGTACCATTAATGAGAAAGTCAAAAGTATTTAAATGGGTTGTTACAAAGACATTTGCTGATCCATTAGTTGCTTATGGAAAATATTACTATGGTGAAAATAAGTATGGTATTATATTTACTCCAGTAAAGAATTTTTGGATGAAAGTATTTGATATTGTTGGTGGAGAAACCAAGTTTATTCGAGAGAATGGGGAAGTAGTATAATGGCTGGTAATTTACAACTTACTGAACAACTTAACCCAATGGCTCAAACTTTTAGGGTTTTGGAACCAAGTGGATCTGTAATCACAAGTATAGGACTTTTCTTCTATAGTGCGCCTACAGTGACTCAAGACCAATTGCCAATTATGATTGAATTGCGGCCTGTTGTAGAAGGAGGCAATCCATCATCCCAAAGATTTATTCCTGGAACAAGAGTATCAGCTACTGCGGCTCAAATTAGAACAAAAGCTAGTACTACATTCTCTGATAGTACAGAATATAAATTTAGTTTTAAAGAACCAGTTTATATTCCAGAAAATACTGAAGTTGCTATTGTGGCATACACGTCAGCGCCGGCTGGACAATATAAAGTTTATGCCGGTACTCTTGATGAATATCAATTGCCGAGTTCTAACACTTTAAAAGTTACACATCAATTAGATGCTGGTGTATTTTTTCAATCTTCTAATGGAACTGCTTGGTCAAAAGATCAAAATACTGATATAGCATTCAAAGTATATAGAGCTATTTTTGATCAAAGTTATAACTATGCTAGAGTTAGAATTGCTCCTCCGGCGGAAAAACGGTTAACAGAAAATAGATATACTGAAAATTATACACGATACGTAGCCGATCCTTTAATTCTAACATCTAGTGCTGATTCTGCTCAGATAATTCATCCAGCTCATGGATTCTTGCCCGGTGATAAAGTAACATTATCTGGATTAGATAGTGATACAGCATATGGCGGGGTGTTTGGCAAATCAATTATAGGTTCTAGAACAATAACAAAAGCTGACCCATATGGATATACATTTATTATGGATTCTTCAGCTGATTCTAGCGGTAGATTTGGCGGAACAGATATGATAGCTACTGAGCAATATGTAATTAATGATATGATTTTGGACTTACCGCATTTGTCACCACCAAACACAGAAATTTATGCAAATGGATCATTTATTACACATAAATCTTTTGGTGGCACAGAGACTGCTGGTGTTAGAACATCAAATGTAAAAGTTCCTATTAGGCAAATAGCAAGACTTAAAGATCCACACGTCATATTGTCTGCAGAAAATGAAGGAGTAGATAGTTCATCTACTTATTTAAACATCAGTCTAAATACAACGAACAAATACACCGCTCCTTATATTAATGTAAATGCTGGTACATTTGGATCTATTAGTAACTTTATTGATTATCAAGATTCTGCTTCTGAAGATATTAATTCAGATGGTGATAGTGATAGAAATACTCTTTCCACAATATCTTATGTTAGTGAAACTTTAGCCGATGGTGGAACAACTGCTTCAAAACATTTGACAATACCATTTGTTTTAGAAGATGATGCAACATCTATTAGAGTTATTATGGATGCTAGAAAGCCACATGGATCTGATTTTAGTGTTTGGTATAGAACAAAACAAACTGCATCTGATACGCCATTAGCACAATCCACTTGGACTGAGTTTAGCAAAACAATCAATCCGCCGAACTCATCTAATTATTCTCAGAAACCAATCAGTGAAGTCTATTCAGAATTTGAATTTAATGTATTTGATATACCATCCTTTGATGAGTATCAAATTAAAATTACATTTAATTCTACTAGATCTTCAAACGTGCCTACATTCCAAAATTTAAGAACAATAGCTACAATATGATAAGTAATTATTTAATAAAAGTTGAAGGCCATCCTGATCTAGCACGAGATCTTAGAACCAATGCGATTGTGAATATAAATAAAGAAAAAGCACAGCAAAGGCGCAAAGCTAGAGATGCAAAATTAAAAGAACGTGAAGAGTTAGATCAAATAAAGTCTGATGTTAATGACATTAAAGCAATGCTGCAAAAACTATTAGAGAGCAAAAATAATGGCGAATTCTAGAATACCATATGTTGATCTTGGAGATACATTAAATACTCAAAGATTGCGATTTAATGATCTTATTGACTCGGTTGGAGATGTATCAACACTAAATACCGATGCATCAAATCTAACAGCTGCTATTAACGAATTAAATGATTCAATGGGTGACTCCATTGCTATCACTACAACTGCTCAAACAATCAAAGGCGCAATTAACGAATTAGATTCAGATCTTGGGCCAAGAGCACATACAACACTTTCTACAACTGCTAAAAATATCAGTGAAGCGATTAACGAATTAGATGCTGAACTAGGTACTGTTACTGCTGGTGCTATGGGAACAACTGCTTCTACCGTAAGTGGCGCCATTAGTGAATTAGAAGTTGAAATTGATACTTTAAATACATTTGCAGAACCCACTCAAAGTTTAAATACAACTGCTATTACACTAGCTGATGCGATCAATGAACATGAGACTGATATTGGTTCTATGTCGCTGTCTACTGATGCATCAAACCTAACAGCTGCCATTAATGAATTAAATGATTCAATTGGCTCTGGTGGATTGAATACAATTGCTCAAACTCTTATTGGTGCTATCAATGAGCATGAGACTGATCTATATAGCACTGGCAACGTAGCATTTAGTGGAATGGCCTCTACTAGTTTCCAAGATGCTATAGAAGAATTAAGAGATTCTATGGGCACCTTTGGTAGCCTTACTACAACCACCAAGAATGTTATTGGTGCGATTAATGAACATGAAACCGATATTGGTTCTATGTCATTAAATACGGTTGCATCCAATTTGACAGGAGCTATCAATGAGCTAAACGATTCAATTGGTTCTGGTGGATTAAACACTTCTGCAACTACTGTAATTGGTGCGATAAATGAGCACGAGGGTGACATTGGTAATATGTCTTTGACTACAGTAGCAACCACTCTTACCGGCGCTATCAATGAGCTACGTGACTCTATGGGTACAGAGGGTGGACTAACAACAACTGCTAAGAATGTTATTGGCGCTATCAATGAGCACGAAACCGATATTGGTTCTATGTCATTGAACACGCTTGCTACTAACATTACTGCAGCAATTAATGAATTAAATGACTCTATTGGTAATGGCGGATTAAGTACTACAGCCCAAACTCTTATTGACGCTATTAATGAACTAAATGATTCAATTGGTTCTGGTGGATTAAACACTACCGCTCAGACTCTTATTGGTGCTATTAATGAAATAGATGCTGATACAACTGATGCTGTTACTGAAGGCTCAACAAACCTTTACTATACTAATGAACGTGTTGATGATAGAATTAACAATCTATTTGTAGCGGGTGAAGGTATAGATTTTACATATGATGATGGTGCGAACACATTTACAGTTGATGCTGAATTAGCGACTAGTGCGAATAAAGGTGTAGCCTCATTTAGTACAGATAATTTCTTAGTTACAAGCGGTGTTGTAACAATTAAAGATGATGGTGTTGCTCTAGGTACTGAAACAACTGGTAATTATGTAGCTACTATTGCTGGTACCACAAATGAAATTGCTGTTTCTGGGTCAGGATCAGAAACTGCTGCTGTAACTGTTGGCCTTCCAAGCGATGTAATAATTGCTAATGACTTGACTGTTACTAATGATTTGACTGTCAGCAATGATATGACAGTTACTGGAAACTTAACAGTTAATGGTGATACAGTTACTCTAAATGCATCTACTCTAGCAGTTGAAGATGCAACGATAGTTATTTCAAAAGGTATTACTGATAGTGCATCAGCAGCAAATGCCGGAATTTATATAGATGGATCTTCTCTAACTAAGGGTACTGAAAACGGGACTGATTATTATCAAGGTATTAGATGGAATGAGACTTCTAAATATTGGGAAGCTACTGACTCCACCGGATCTTTCTATCAGTTGTCTATTGCTTCTCCAGCTACAGGTGGTTGGAAAGTTAGAGATGATGATAATGACGAATACTTTATCAATGCAACATCTGGTAGCGCCATCTTAAAAATTGATGGTGGAACTTCAGTACAAACTAATCTATCTGGTAGCACATTAACAGTTTCTGTAGATGATGCAACCACAGCTACTAAAGGTATTGCATCATTTGCAACTGCAGACTTTGGTGTCACAAGTGGCGCAGTAAGTATCAAAGCAGGCGGGGTTTCAAATACTCAGCTTGAAGGCTCAATTGCTAATGCTAAGCTAACAAACTCATCTATTACATTTGCTGATAGTGCTGCTACATCTACTGCCATTTCTTTAGGATCTACTGTTACATTCCAAGGTGATGATCCAAAAGGTGTGCATGTAACAAATTCATCTGGCACATTTACAGTATCAGCAGATGATGCTAGCGATACTCAAAAAGGTGTGGCTAAGTTTAATTCAACTAACTTTACTGTTACGAATGGCAATGTGACTTCTAATGATATTACTATTAAAACTAGAGAAGATCCGACTGGCCAAACAGTAACTCTTGGTGGTACAGTAACTATTGATGCTGTCGACTCTGCATCAGTAAATGATATGATTGATTCAGCGTTTGGATCTAATGATTATATTCTAGCAAATTTAACAGACATTCCGCTTGGAACGAAAACATCAGGTGATTATGTAAGCACTATTGCTGTTAGTAATGGTATTGCTTCATCTGGTGCCAGCTCAGGCGAAGGAATAGCTCACGCTCTCTCATTAGACTTCTCTACTTTAACTGATATGACTAGTGGAGTAGCAGGCACCACTGAATTTATTCTTCAAGATGGTACTACAGAATCTCGTAAAGCGATGAGTGAGATTACTACTTCACAGTTTAATGGTGATGGCCTTACTAGAACTGGAGATATTACTCTAGATGCTTCTGGAGATGTTATACTTGATGCTGCTGCTGGTAATATTAAATTTAAAGATGCTGGTACAGATGCAATCTGGATTAATTATGCTTTGGGGGACAATGTAGAGATTGAAGCACAAGGTGCGAACAATTTAAAAATTCTGACAGACTTTGGAACAGGTGGAGATGTTAGAATAGGACCTGCTAACGGTATAATTGAATTTACCGAACACGACACAACAGCTGATTTATGGATTGATGTTTCTGGCACTGAACCAACTATATATTCAGGCGCAGGAGATGATATTGTAATTAAATCTGGCGATGATATTATACTTGATGCTGCTGGAGGTGATATAACACTAAAAGATACCGATACGATCTTTGGGGGATTGTCACAATCTGGTGGCCAACTTGTAATTAAATCTGGAACTTCGCCAACAGCTGCTTTGACTTTCAACGATGATGATGTTACAGTCGAAGGTGCACTTACTGTTGGCAACCTTTCTCTAGATCATAATTCATCTACTAATACTGGATCGACTGAAACGTTAAATTGGTCTACTTCCGCTTTCTTTCAAATTACATCTGCTAGCAGCTCAAACTTTACAGTGGCTTTCTCTAATATTCCAGCCTCTGGTAAATTTGCTCAAATTATGGTCTTATATAAAGCCAGCAATCAGGGTGGTGTAGATATTACATGGCCAGCTTCTGTGAAATGGAGTAGCGGCGCAGTTCCACAAACTCCAGCCGGTCCTTCTCAAGATCAACTTTATCAATTCTTTACATTTGATGGTGGAACATCCGTATATGGCGCTGTCGTGGGCCAAAACTTTGCCTAAGAGGTATAAATGCTATTATTACATAATCCAAACCTTGGCCATATTGTAAGTTACGATATCAGAAATTTAAGGCCTTCTAGATTAGATAGTGATAATGGCCCTCTGATGGTTGTTGATATGAATTACCCTGAATTTAAATCTCAACTTTGGAATAAGCAAGGGCCGTGGAGAGATAGTGCTGACGGGGGACACGCCGGACAAAGGTTGCCGAAAGATTTTTATCCAAATGACACTGTTCAATATGATTTAGACAGGAGTGCTGGGGATACCTATTTCAGAGGCGGTATTCATAATATTAAATTCTGGCCAGCTGGATACAATGAAGCTTCTGGTAAAAGTTCTTTCGTTACTGTACATTACGGACCGCCCTATTACTTTGTTAGAAGATATGTTGGATATGGTGCATCACCAACCACTGGTTTCCAATTACAGCAAGAAGCAAGTCAAATTACTTCATGGCAAGTAAATAATCCTAGGGGAGATCTTTCAGAATTTCATAGATATTATTCTGGCCATAACTTTATTGGAGATTCTCAATCATGGGATTATTCTGAAGCAAACTTATTTAGAAATGATTTATATTATGGTGCTTTCTTTAAATCATATCCATATTCTGCAGTAAATAATTTAGTTGATGTTGAATTTCCACACAATCAACTGATATGGACTCTAGAGTCTAGAGATGACGTGGCAGGTGACACCCATTGCGGGACCTTAAGAAGATATAATACTTCATCCTCTTATTGGCACAATTGGTCTTCTACTGCTTCATTCACCAGCCCAGCAACAACTATTGCTATAGATTCTGATTTTTTAAATGTAGCCGCAGGTGATGACTGGTATATTGGCCCATCATCCGGTAATTTTGTCGCGTCAGCGGTGAAAATAAGAATTCAAAGACCAGAAAGTGTTGCGATTCCGTCTACTCAACAAAGTAGAAAAGTTCTAATGCATGTACGTGGAATAATTCCAAGACATGATAGAGGATATAATTATAAAAGTTGGTATGATTGGGATCATCATGATAGTATAGGAAGCAACTACGTTGGGTACAGAAGCGATTGGATTATTTCAGCAACTTTAACTGATGCAGCTGATGCTAATATTACGGCTGATAGTAGTGCTTATCACTTTAATATTGCTCAGCACATCGGATATCAAGGCTCCAATTATTCACCAACGAAACAGAGATATTATACCGACATTCAAGCCTTTGACATTAGTAATGATGGGAAAATATTAACTGTCGCGGTTGACGATTTTGCTGGCGGCGACGCTATACTAAACTTTACTTTAGATACACCATGGGATTTGCGCACGGTGCAACCATGGGATTGGTATGATAGCGCTGCTGCGGCTTCTGGCCGCGGTGGGACTGATACACTGTCCGGTTTTGGCATCAGCAAAAGCGTTGGGACCGCGATTAATGTTCCAAGGCGGGAGTTTTACACGAACGCAGATAGTGCTATGACATATAGATTATATAACATAGCAGACGTAAAAGGTATGACTGGAGTTGTTGGTAGTGGTACTTCTTATCTTGGTGACTCTGGTGATTTTACTCACTGGACTATAAACAAAGCCGCCACCTACGAAAGAGGAATAGGTAACGGCATTAATGCTATTCAATGGAATGATCGTGGAACCTTATTATACGTAGTGGGCCAAGATGGGGCTGTAGTACAATATGAAACTGGTATATTAAGAGATAGCGCTTTTGCTAAAGATTTATACTACACCGATGACAGCACTGGACCCGGTGGAAAAATCACTTGGTATGGTAGAAAATAATTTTAGTTTATAATTAGTTTTAAAATAAAGGTCAACATTGTTGGCCTTTTATTTTTTTATAAATTGATTTGATTATAAATAAAATCAAATGGAGCAGGGGCGTGTTGGCGCGTCCGACAAAGAAACACGAGGATTTCATGGCCCAATATGAAGAGTTTACTATTGACCAAGGCAGCGATGTATCTGTAGAAATAAGCTGCGTAAATATAGACGGATCAGTTAAAGATTTATCTAACCATACAATCCAAGCAAAAATGAAGAAAAGTTATAACAGTGACTCGGCAGACACTGTTGATTTTACTGCGGGCGTAGGTGTACCAGCAGCTGATGGAGTTATACTCTTATCTCTTACAAATAGTCAAACTGATGCTATTAAACCGGGAAGATGGGTATATGATGTTGAAATTTCTTTTGTAGATAGTGATGGCGCCGTAATTAAAGAAAGAATTCTAGAAGGTAGAGTTCAAGTAACACCATCAGTCACTAGGTAAGAGAACATGGCAGATAGAATCATAACAACAAAAATTAAAAATGTCAAAGTTGGTAGACCAATTAGAAGTACTGTTGGAGCTACTATTACTTTTGGCGGTTTATCAGATACTCTTATCACTCTTCAGGCTCATGATGATACAATAATCTGGGATAGCGATTATGCAAGATGGGTAAACGTACCTTCTCTTACTCTTATAGATTCTGCTGTTTCTAATAATAGTACACTACAGTCATCTATTAGAGAGTTGATTAGTGGTTCTGGCGATGTCCAATATAATTCTTCTACTGGTGTAATTTCTTTAACAACAACTCAATCTAATTTTGATTCAAACTTTAATGTTGCTATAGATGCCGCAGCTCTAGATGGTGTTGGACTTGCATATGATTCCGGAACTAGAGCTCTTTCAATTGACAGCGCGGAATTAGCATCATACTATAGACAAGATATTAGATCTTATTTTTCAGCTGATGGTGATTTATCTTATAATGCCACAACAGGTGAATTTAGTTTTGATGTTGAGAATGTCTATACTCAAGCTAATTTCGACTCAGACTTTAACACAACTCTAGATAATGCTGCCATTGATGGTGTTGGTCTTACATACGATGCTGAAAACAATAAATTAAGTATTGACTCAGCTGAACTTTCACAATATTATAGTACAAATGATATTACTGAAGGTTCCAATAATTTATATTACACAACAGCTCGTTCTGACTCAGATTTTGATGTAAGATTAGCAACTAAAACCACTAGTGATGTTTCTGAAGGAACTAATTTATATTATACAACAACTAGATTTGATTCTGATTTTGCTGCTATATTTGATTCTAATTTCAATATAGCATTAGATGGTGCGGCCCTAAATGGTAATGGATTAGATTATAATGATTTTGACAATACTCTATCCATTGCTGATACGCTAGTTGAAGCAGGCAATTATGGTGGAGTTACAACATCATTAGATCTCCGCATTTTGTCAACTGGACAAATTGATTCAGCAGTGGCTAGACCTATCGCTGTTGTTCAAGCATTTACCTTTAGTGACTCATCTAGAGGGCAATTTACAATAAATACCCCTGCAGGCGACTTCACTGCTACTATGGGTGAGTATGTTACTGATGAAGCAAGAGCAGCTCTAGTTGCTGGTACTGGTGTAACTTATGACAGCGCTAATGGAATTATTTCAATTGGCCAAGCTGTTGCAACATCAAGTAATGTTCAGTTTAATAACTTAACACTTGATGGTGATCTTACTGTTAATGGCACAACAACCACTATTAATTCTACGACAATAAGTGTAAATGATAAGAATATCGTTCTTGCTGATAGCGCTGTAGACTCAGCTGCAACAGATGGAGCTGGTATTACTGTTGCAACTTCCGGAGCATCAATTACATACGATCATACAAATGCTACATGGGATTTGAATAGGCCTCTTGGAAGAGATATTAATGTTCTATCAGAGCATTCTACAGATGATGTATCTGAGGGATCTAATCTATATTATACAACTGCTAGAGCAAATACAGATTTTGATACCAGACTTGCAACTAAAACAACTGGTGATCTAACCGAAGGTTCTAATCTTTATTATACTAGATCTAGATTTGATAGTGACCTTGCTTCTGATCCATCAGTATCGTCAATTAGAACTTATTTCTCTACAACTGGCGATTTAAGCTATGATAATTCAACTGGTGTCTTTAGTTTTAACGTTGAAGATGCTTATACTCAAGAAAACTTTGAGTCAGACTTTACTCAAGCAGTAGACAGCATATCAACTAATTTAATACCAGGAGCTGATATTACATATGATCTTGGTAGTTCAAGTCGTAGATGGAGAGATTTATACTTAAGCGGTAGTTCAATTAATCTTGGTAATTTAGTTATCACAGATAGTTCTGGAATTTTTGCTGTAAAAGATAGTGCTGGCTCTGTTGTACAAATTGACCTTGCAACTAATACCACTAATGATTTAGCTGAAGGATCAACTAATTTATACTATACAACTGCTAGATTTGATTCTGATTTTGGTGATAATACAACAAGTGATCTAACCGAAGGTTCTAATCTTTATTATACAGATGATCGTGTTAATACCTTTTTAGGAAGTGGGAGTGCAACAACATTAACAACAACTGGCAACGTTACCGTTGGTGGCGATTTAACTGTTAATGGCACAACAACCACTATTAATTCTACTACGTTATCGGTTAATGATAAGAACATAGTTCTAGCTGATAGCGCTGCAGATTCTTCAGCTGCTAATGGTGCTGGTATTACTGTAGCTGGAGCTAATGCTACAATCTTATATGATCATGCAAATGCTACATGGGATTTAAATAGACCTCTTGGAAGAGATATTAACGTTCTTTCTGAACATAGCACTACAGATCTAAGCGAAGGTTCTAATCTTTATTATACTAGAGCAAGATTTGATTCTGCATTAGGAGATACTACATCAACTTCTACTATTAGAGGATATTTCTCAGCTGGTGGAGACTTATCATATAATTCTTCTACTGGTGAATTTAGTTTTGATGTTGAAAATGTTTATACAAAAGCCAACTTCGATTCTGATTTCAACTATGCTCTAGACAGTGCTGCTTTAGGCGGCACAGGGTTAACATATACAGCTAGTACCAATACATTAAGCATAACTAATACTGGTGTAGATTCAGGCGTATATGGTTCGGCGTCTTTAGTTCCTGTTCTTACTATTAATGCTCAAGGTCAAATTGATTCAGCTGGAACAGTTTCAGTTGCTGGAGTATCATCAGTTACTTTTGATAGCGCTAATTATAACTACACAATCTCTACAGCTGATGGTGGAAGTTACTTAAAGAACATTCATACCAGACCTACTCTATCCAATATTGCTGGCACTTATGGCTCAGCTTCAGCAGTTCCTATTGTAAAAGTAGATCAATTTGGTCACGTGGATTCTATTAGCACGGTATCTGTTGCTGGTGTAACTAATTTTGCATATGATTCAGCTGAAGGTAGACTTACAATTAGTACAGCAGATGGTGGATCTTATCCTACTGTAGTTACTCTAGATCCATTCACCACTACCAATTTAAGTGAAGGTTCGAACCTTTACTATACAACTGCTAGATTTGATAGCGACTTTGGTGATAATACCACCTCAGATCTTACAGAAGGTTCTAATCTTTATTATACAACTGCACGAGCAGATTCAGATGCTAAGGCAGCAATTTCTGTAACAGATGCTGGTGGTGATGGTTCATTAACATATAATTCAGGAGTAATAACCTATACAGGTCCATCTGCTTCAGAAGTTAGAGCTCATTTTACAGCTGGAACTGGTGTTTCTATTTCAAGTGGGGAAGTTTCAATTGGGCAACCTGTTGCAACCACTTCAGATGTTACCTTTGCAAAAATTACAGGTGACTCTGCTAACCTTGATAATATTAAATTTACAACCTTATCAACACCCCCATCAAGTACATTTGGTACAATGTATTATGACTCTGATGAGCAGAAAGGCCCATCTATTACTCTTCGGACTTTAGAAAACACTGCACCAGGTGTTACTCTTAATGTAGGCCAAGAGATATTATTATATGTGCATAACTTAACAGGTGCACAAGTCAATAATGGTGATGTAGTTTATATTTCAGGCACAGCACATGGTAAACATCCTCAGATATCTTTAGCAAAAGCTGATGCATCTTCTACTGCACAACCAACCGGTGTTGCAACAATGGATATTCCAGATGGAGCACATGGTTGGGTTACAAGATATGGTATGGTGCGAGATCTTGATACTTCTGCTTATACTGCTGGAGATGTTCTATATCTTTCAAAAGATTCTGATGGTAAGTTAACAAATACATCAATCACTGTTGATGAAGGGTATCCTGTTCACATAGCAAGAGTTATGACTGCTGATGCAAGCGCAGGTATGATACTTGTTGATCCATTCTCAGAACATTTTGAATATCTAAGAGTTCAAGATAGAGTGAAAATAGATGGATCACTACAAGCTGATTCAGCTGCTCTTGGACAAATTGAATTTTCTACTAGCTGGGCTGATAGCCATATTGGATTCACAGAAGGTGCTCTTTGGTATGATCCGTATCATAAAAATTTAAATTATTATACGGACTTCGATCATCCAATTGAAATTGGTATGCAAGTTATCGAAAGAGTTTATAACGAAACAGGATCGACAATCAATAAAGGTTCACCTCTTTACTATTCTGGTAATCGTACCGATATTGCAGGGCAAGAATCGCCTACTGTTGCTCTAGCAAATGCAACATCTTCTACAAAGTATAATGTACAAGGTTTGGCGGCTGAGGATATACCAAACAATTCATACGGACAGATCGTAGTTGCTGGTGTAATTGATGGTTTTGACACTTCATCATTAAATGCAGGTGAAAATTTCTTTGTTGGTTTAACAGATGGTGCTGTTCAAAATGCGCCTCCTAGTTATCCAAACTATCCTATGTGTCTAGGTTGGGTGATAATTTCAGATCCAAGTAATGGTAAAGTAATTATAAACCAACAAAACCATTCTGTTAATAGCTTTAGGGTTCAAGGTGACACCCATATTAGTTCAAATCTTATTGTTGATGGTAACTTTACGGTTAACGGAACCCAGACAATTGCTTCTACAGAAAATGTTAATATTGGTGGTAATATACAATATTTGAACGCTGGTAATACTATTGGTGAAGATAATACAGTATTCGTTGGTACAGGTTTAGACGACGCATTTTATGCTGGACATTATAGTGGAGATTCATCAAGTAAATCATTCTTTGTAAAAATTGATGGTACAGGCACACCAGATACATTTGAATGGGGATTTGATAGCTCAGTAGGTACAGAGGCAACAGGTGTTGCGATTACTGGAGCTGAACAAACTTTAGCAGCTGGTATTTCAATTGATTTTGGTGCGACAACTGGTCACACGAGTGGAGATAAATGGACTGGTACAGCCAGTGCACTTAATACTGACACTGGCTTATTCTCTAATAAAAATGAAGGTGATGCTGGGAACGGTTATACACATATCGGTTTGTATTGGGATGCGTCTGAAGATGAGTGGACTTTTGTAGGACAATATGAGTCAGAACCAACGGCACCTATTGATAGATCAGCACCCACTTTCCAATATGGCGATGTTAGAGGTAAAGATTTTTATGGTACAACATTTAATGGTGCACTTTCAGGTAATGCAACGACAGCTACAAGATTACAAACCGCTAGAAACTTTAGTCTAACAGGTGACATTACTGCAAGTGCAGTATCATTCGATGGTACAGGTAACATACAACTTACCACTGCCTATAATCCTAATTCAATTGTAAATGGCGATATTAGTCCAACTGCAGCCATTGTAGATACTAAACTGGCTACGATTAGTACTGCTGGTAAAGTACAAAATGGCGCAACAACAGCAACAAGTGCAAATACAGCTTCTGCTATCGTAGCTCGTGATGCATCTGGTAACTTTAGTGCAGGTACAATTACTGCTGACTTTGATAGATCTGCAAATACAACGGTCGCAGCTGGTACATATGGTTCGGCTTCATTAGTCCCAGTCTTAACAATTGATGCTAGTGGATTTATTGATTCTGCCGGCACAGTATCTGTTGCTGGTGTTTCTAGCACTACTTGGGATTCTGACACTGCAATATTTACCATTAATACAGCAGATGGCGGATCATATGAAACTAGAACATTAATTAATTCTAATCTTGTTAATCATGATAATACAACAGGCTTTGTGGCTGATGAGCATATTGCTCACTCCGGAGTAACAATTACTGCTGGTACAGGTTTAACTGGTGGTGGTACAATAGCTGCTAGCAGAACACTGAATGTTGTTGGTGGTAACGGTATTATTGCTAACGCTAACGATATTCAAATCGACTCTGCTAATGTTAGAGGAATGTTTAGTGGTTCAGCTGGCGTAAACTATAACTCATCTACTGGTGCATTTGATGTAGATGAAGCTAACGTAATACATAATAACTTATCAGGCTTTGTAGCTGATGAGCATATTGCTCACAGTGGTGTATCAATAACAGCCGGTAACGGTCTAACTGGTGGTGGTACAATAGCTGCTAGCAGAACAATTAATGTTGGAGCTGGTACTGGTGTTACTGTTAATGCTAATGATATTGCGATTGGACAAGATGTTGCTACTTCAGCATCACCTACGTTTGCTGGTGGTACATATACTAGCAATGTTACATTCCAAGGTAATATACAATTAGATGAATTTGTAATTAATTCTCAAACTACTACTACCGCAACAGTTTCTCAAACTGCAGTTGCTACATTCTCTGCAACAACATATGGTTCAGCAGAGGCAGTAGTTACAGCAAAAGATGGATCGAATAGACATATAACTAAATTCTTAATAGTACATAATGGAACAAGTGCTTCTCATTCAGAATATGGTACAGTCTTAACAAATACAAGTTTAGCTACATATGATGTAGATGTAAGTGGAGGAAATGTAAGAATACTAGCAACACCAGCGTCATCAAATAGCACGGTGTTCAATGTTTCTCTTACATTAATTGATGCATAATAATTTTCCCGGTGGCGAGGAAGGTGTAATTAAATGGTAAAAAAACCATTTATAATAAAAGATCAGGAACTGAGAGTCGGTAACAATAGAGTTATTGACTCAGATGGGCAATGGGTTGGATCAACAACTGGAATCTCTGGTTATCAAGGAGATACTGGAGTTAGTGGTGCTCAGGGTAGGCAGGGTGTAGCTGGTATTCTTGGAGTTGCAGGCTTTCAAGGACCGGGTGGAGCAACTGGTGCTGGGGGTGCTCAAGGTGTCCAAGGTTCTGCTGGATCAGCTGGTCCTCAAGGTTTCCAAGGTCGACAAGGTTTTCAAGGTGTTCAAGGATATACTGGTGTTCAAGGTCCACAGGGACCTCAAGGATCTACTGGTGCAACTGGTAGACAAGGTGTCGGTGGTGTTCAAGGTGCTGCTGGCCGGCAGGGTGTCCAAGGTGCACAAGGTCCTCAGGGACCACAGGGACCACAAGGTTCAAGAGGGCCACAGGGTGGCGCTGGACCCACTGGAGCAACAGGTAGAACTGGTGTTGCCGGTGTTCAAGGTTATCAGGGTGTTCAAGGCTACCAGGGAACTCAGGGTGCTCGTGGACCACAGGGACCGCAAGGTCCAGTAGGACCAACTGGTGCGACTGGTCGACAAGGTGCTCAGGGTGCTGCTGGTCGTCAGGGTGTTCAAGGATACCAGGGAACACAGGGTGCTAGAGGACCACAAGGACCGCAGGGTCCGGTAGGACCAACTGGAGCATCTGGTCGTCAAGGTGGAGTTCCAGGTGCCGGCACAGTAACTTATCAAATATATTCAACTCATGGTGGCAGCGGTAACACTAGTCAATACTCAAATTTTCCTACAAACTCTACAAACTTTGATGCGTATTTCAATACAAACTATTCAAACACAACTTTGCACAGCTCTGGTTCAGCTGCAATAACTACAATTTTAAATTGGACAAATTATACTACTTTGACTGGTGCTGGAATATCAGTACCAAATTCTGGTAATTATTTTTCTGTAATAGTTTCAGGTACGTTCAGACCTCTTGAAACTGGTACTTACACGTTTACTGCAGAATCTGATGATGCTATTGACTTGTTTATTAATAATACTAATGTGGCTAGTTTTTATGGCGGAAGAGGTACTCCAGCTTTAGGAACAACTACAGGAACCATTTCTTTAACCGCTGGTACTACATATACGTTTAGAGCTCGTACTCAAGAGTATGGTGGTGGCGAAGGTATGAGAGTCTTTTGGAAAAAGCCATCAGAATCTGCTGGTTCAACATGGTATCAACACACTGCTGAACTTGGTGTTGCCGGCACAAGAGGACCTCTTGGTTATCAAGGAACTCAGGGTGCTCGTGGACCACAGGGACCTCAAGGACCGGTAGGACCAAATGGTGCTACTGGCCGACAAGGTGTCGGAGGCGCGCAAGGTCGTCAAGGTGTTCAAGGCTACCAGGGAACTCAGGGACCACAGGGATCAAGAGGACCACAGGGTTCTAGAGGACCACAGGGAGCAACTGGTAGACAAGGTCATCAGGGTGTTCAGGGTTATCAGGGTGTTCAGGGTTATCAGGGACCAAGAGGACCGCAAGGCGCTAGAGGACCACAGGGAGCAAGAGGTCCACAGGGTCCTACAGGACCAGCAGGAGCAACTGGTGTTGGTGGTGCAACTGGTCCTGGTGGACCAGCATCTTACACAGGATATACTGGTAGATCTGGTGTTCAAGGTAAGGCTGGTGCTCAGGGTTATCAGGGTGCCCAGGGATCTAGAGGACCACAAGGTCCACAAGGAACTTCATCTGCAAGTGGTGGATACAATCCTGCTACTGTTACACATAGCTATCTTTCAGTAAATATTGGAGCAGCTTCTCCTACTGGAACAATTCAAGCAACTGGATCTATTACTGCTGGATATTCTGACAAAAGATTAAAACATGAAATTGAAATTATTAAAGACGCAGTTGATAAATTAAAGTCTATTACTGGAATTTATTTTAGAACAAATGAAACCGGAAAGAAATTAGGTTTGGATACTGGAAGAAGACAAATTGGCTTGATTGCTCAACAAATAGAAGCAATCGCTCCAGAATTAGTAACCAAAGCAGCATTAGCTGAAGAATTAGATAATGGAAATAATTATCTTACTGTAAAGTATGATCGAGTAGTTGCTCTATTGTTACAAGCTATAAAAGAACAACAAGCACAAATAAATATATTGAAGCAAAAAGTAGAGCAAAGAGAAGTAAATGGCTAAGAAACCCTTTATAGTTCAAGAAGGAGTTACTGTTAATGGCACAGATGTCATTGACAATACCGGAAAGTGGGTTGCTAGCGCTGTTAATATTAGAGGTCCTCAAGGACCACAGGGTAGACAAGGTGCTCAAGGACCACAGGGTAGATCTGGATTAGATGGATCTCAAGGTCCACAGGGTGCAACCGGAGTTGCTGGGTTCCAAGGTCGCCAAGGTGCTCAAGGTGCAGTTGGTGCTCAAGGGATACAAGGTCCTCAGGGACCACAAGGACCACAAGGTGCTCGTGGGCCACAAGGTTCTGCTGGACCAACAGGTGCAACTGGAGTTGCAGGTGTTCAAGGTTATCAGGGTGTTCAAGGATATACTGGTGTACAAGGTGCACAAGGTGTTCAAGGTTCTGCTGGACCAACTGGTGCTGGAGGTAGAACTGGTGTTGGTGGTGTAACAGGTCCAACTAGTGGCGTAACAGGGTTTCAAGGTTATCAGGGTCGACAAGGTACACAAGGACCGCAAGGTGCTAGAGGACCGCAAGGACCAACCGGTGTTGGCGGGGTCGGTGGATCCACCGGTGCTTCAAGTAGTGTTGCTGGGTATCAAGGTAGACAGGGTGCAGTTGGTGCTCAAGGAACACAAGGTCCAAGAGGTCCTCAAGGTCCAACTGGTGTTGGAGGAGTAGGCGGGTCCACCGGTGCTTCAAGTAGTGTAGCAGGTTATCAAGGCAGACAAGGATCAAATGGTGCTCAAGGCGGGACAGGACCACGGGGACCACAAGGTCCAACCGGTGTTGGAGGAGTAGGCGGATCCACCGGTGCTTCAAGTAGTGTTGCTGGTGTTCAAGGCTACCAAGGTGTTCAAGGTTATCAGGGAACTCAAGGTGCTAGAGGACCACAGGGATCGACCGGTGCAACTGGTGTTGGTGGTGTAACAGGTGTTGGTGGTGTAACAGGTACTCAAGGTGTTCAAGGTCCTCAAGGTTCGCGTGGACCACAGGGTTCTAGAGGACCACAAGGTTCAACAGGTGTTACTGGTGTTGGTGGTGTTAGTGGTGCAGCAAGTGCTACTACTGGTCCGACAGGTAGAACTGGTTTCCAAGGCGTTCAGGGATATGCTGGTTATCAAGGTGCTAGAGGACCGCAAGGACCACAGGGTGCTCAAGGTTATCAGGGAACTCAAGGTGCTAGAGGACCACAAGGAGGAGGAGGACCAACTGGTGTGGCTGGTGCTCAGGGTGCTGCTGGAGCAGTTACTAATACTGCTCAAGTATTAGCATTTGGCGTTGGAACTCCAGCTGGACCAACTGGAGATCTAAGAGCATCTGGTAACATTGTATCATATTATTCAGATATTAGATTAAAAGATAAAATTGAATATATTAAAGATCCAAATGTAAAAATAAAGAATTTAAATGGTGTATTTTATACTCAAAATGAATTTGCTGAAAAATATGGATACCATGATTATAGAACACAAGTTGGATTAATTGCTCAAGAAGTAAATAAAATATTACCTGAAGTTATTGAAGATGCTCCTTTTAACTTAAGAGACAATACAGACGATAAATATTTAACAGTGCGTTATGAACACATTGTTCCTTTATTAGTTGAAGCTATAAAAGAACAACAAGAAGAAATAGAAGAACTATCTAGGGTATTGTTAAATGGCGACTAAAAAGTTTGACATAAAAAATGGATTAACTATCAGAGGTAGTTCAAATATCCCAGTAATTGATAGTGATGGTAATTGGATAGGTCCAACAACTTTAGTTGGTACTGGTCCGCAGGGTGCTCAGGGTGCTGCCGGTCCGCAAGGTGTTCAAGGAACAAATGGTACACAAGGACCATCTGGTCCGCAGGGTGTTCAAGGTCCTCAAGGTCCTCAGGGACCAGCTGGAAGACAGGGTACAAATCCAACAGGAGCAACTGGTGTTGGTGGTAGAACTGGTGTTGGTGGTGTAACAGGTGCAACTAGTGGTGTAGCTGGTTTCCAAGGCCGACAAGGTACACAAGGACCGCAAGGTGCTAGAGGACCACAAGGTCCACAAGGTGTTCAGGGAGCAGCTGGAGTATCAAATGCAACTGGTTTCCAAGGTCGACAAGGTTATCAAGGTGTTCAAGGATATACTGGTGTTCAAGGACCACAAGGTCCACAGGGACCTCAAGGATCTACTGGTGCTACTGGCCGACAAGGTGTTGGTGGTCGACAAGGTGTTCAGGGTGTTCAGGGATATACTGGTTATCAGGGTCCTCAAGGACCGCAAGGACCACAGGGAGCAGCTGGTCGTCAGGGATCAACTGGTGCAACGGGTGTAGCTGGTAGACAAGGTCATCAGGGTGTTCAGGGATATACTGGTTATCAAGGTACTCAGGGTCCTCAAGGACCACAGGGTCCAGCAGGAGCACAGGGTGCAGTTGGTGCTCAAGGTGGTTCTGGTCGTCAAGGTCGTCAAGGTGTTCAGGGATATACTGGTTATCAGGGTGCGCAAGGTGCTAGAGGACCACAAGGTGCTAGAGGACCACAAGGTCCAACCGGTAGAATTGGTGTAACTGGTGTGGCTGGTCGACAAGGTTATCAAGGTGTTCAGGGTTATCAAGGTGTTCAGGGTTATCAAGGACCAGCAGGAGCAACTGGTAGAGGTGGTGTTGCTGGCCGTCAAGGTGTTACTGGCCGTCAAGGTGTTCAGGGTTATCAAGGCGTTCAGGGTTATGGCGGAGCATCTGGTTATCAAGGTACACAAGGACCACAGGGTCCTAGAGGACCGCAAGGGCCGCAAGGAGCAGCGACAGGGACAGGTCCTCAAGGTTCGCGTGGACCACAGGGTCCAACTGGAGTAACTGGTCCTTCAGGTGTTGCTGGTAGACAAGGTGCTCAAGGTTATCAGGGATACGCCGGCGTAGCTGGAACAACAACTCAAGTAGATAAACTATTAGTTGGATCTCCAGCACCAGCATCAACTTCAATGGGAGTTGGAGATATTAGAGCAGCAAGTTATATTACAGCAGGTTACTCTGATATTAGATTAAAAAATGTAAAAGGGCCAATAGATAATCCTATAAAAAGAATTAGCAAATTAAATGGTTATTATTATTCTCCAAATGAATTAGCAAAAAATATTGCAAATGACTTTTCTGGACGGAAAATTGGCCTGATTGCTCAAGAATTAGAACAGGCTTTACCTGAAGTACTTAGAGGTGCTCCGTTTGATATAAATAAGCATGGACATAGTATTTCTGGCGAGAAGTATTTAACAGTGGACTATCCAAGAGTAATTCCTTTATTAATTGAAGCACTAAAGGAACAAAAAAATCAAATAGATGATTTAAAATCTAGAATAGGAAAATAAAGAAATGGCAATAGATCTTTCTACACAAGATATAGAAACACATTCTAAAGAAGGTTTCTTCAATGAAAACGAAACTGCAGTAGACGCTTCAGTAAATGCTTCTGGATGGTGGAAATTAACTATGGTTGATGGAACATTTACAGCAGCAGCAGCTGCTACTGAAGCTGAAGATGGTGCAACTGTAAATGAAGCAGCGCAATTAGTATATAATGTGGATGAAACAACTATTCATATGTATGTTAATTTTAACGTAGAATAAAATTTAATTTTTGAGGTGATTTATGGCATGGCAAGGTGATTGGTGTTATTTTGAATCGTATTTAAATAAACAAGACTGTGAAGAAATAATCGCTCAAGCAAAACTATTACCATCACAAGATGCAGTAGTTGGTTTGGGTGAAGATGCTCATCTTACGGAATATCGTAAAAGTAAAGTATCATTTATTCAAGCAGGTGATTGGAGATTTCAAAAATTATTTGATGCTTTATGGAAAACACAAATTCAAGCAAATAAAGATTTCTTTAATATCCACGTTAATAGACTTGATTTTGTACAATTTGCAGAATATGATGCATCTATTCAAGGCGAATATAAAGAGCATGTAGATACTTTTTGGATGAATGGCGATCCAACACATCATAGAAAAATATCATGTGTATTGCAATTATCGGATCCAAATGACTATGATGGTGGTGATTTAGAAATTGTAGATTCTTCTAATCCACCAGATCCAAAAGATTACAGAGCTCAAGGAACTTTTATCTATTTTCCTTCAGTCTTAAAACACAAAGCAAATCCAGTTACGAGAGGAACTAGATATAGTATTGCTGCGTGGTTTGAAGGCCCTAAATGGATTTAGCGCAAGCAAAAGAGTATGATGTTCCTTTTAAATACTTCGTGATAGACAATTTTTTAAAAGCTGATTTAGCACATACTTTATCAAAACAGTTCCCTTCACATTCTTCTAAAAAATGGTTTGCTTATGACAATCCATTAGAAAGAAAAAAGGCTATTCAAAACTGGGGATCTTTTCCACCGGAAACTTATCAGTTATTTTTATCATTATGTTGCGAAAAGTTTACTGATAAATTAAGAAAGCTAACCGGGGATGCATGTCTTAAGCCTGATTATGGATTACATGGTGCTGGTTGGCATATGAGCAAAAGTGGAGATCATTTAAATATTCATCAAGATTATTCTATTCATCCACTAGCTAATATGCAAAGGAAATGGAACATTATAATCTATCTTACTCCAAACTGGAAAAAAGAATGGGGTGGAAATTTAGAATTTTGGAGCCATAATGAAGAATTAAATCAAGCAAAGAAAAAAGAAGTATCTATTGATTGTGTATTTAATAGAGCTGTTTTGTTTGATACCACTCAAAATTCATGGCATGGATTTCCAGAAACAATTAAATGTCCTCAAGGAATATACCGAAAAAGCATTGCAATGTATTATTTGTCGCCAATACAAGAGAGTGCTGTTGATAGACCTAGAGCATTATATAGTCCACGAGAAGATCAAATAAATAACGATAAGATCCTTGAATTTATTAAGAAACGTGCTGAGAAAACATCATGAATAAAGAATGTAAAATTGTTATGGTAGCCATGTTTAAGAACGAAGCACATGTTCTTCGAAACATGCTTGATTCTGTAGTTGGATATATTGATTATTATGTAATTCAAGATAATGGATCTACAGATGGTTCTCCTGATATTGTAAATGAATGGGCTGCTGAGAATAATATTCCAGGTGTTCTTTATAAAGTTGAAGAAGGCTGGAAAGGATTTGGCTGGAATAGAGATCATTTAATTCGTTATTGCCAAAATGAAGTCGATCATGGTTGTGATTGGATTCTTAAAATGGATTGCGATGAAACATTAGAAGTTTATGATGATTTTGATTGGTCCGTATTTAATGATAAAACAGTTCATGGATTTAATATTCCAGCAATTTCTGGTTCAGCTGTATATTATAGAACATGGTTATGGAATGCAAATATGCAATGGGCGTTTAACCACGATCCATGCCATGAAACCATTTATTGTTTAGATCCAGAAATTGACCATGAATATAATACTTATCCGCTTCAAATAGGGTTTAATCAAATTGGATCAAATTCTGGAATGTCTTGGTCAGTTCCAACTAAATTTATTTCAGATTCTCTTGTACTTGAAGAAAAACTTATTCGTGAGCAAAATCTTTTAGAAAATATGTATCACTTTTGGTATATTGGTAAAAGCTATAGAGATGCAATGGAATCATCTGCATTTCCATTAGAAAAAAGACATGCTGATGAATATGCTAGACGATCAATTTGGTATTTAAATGAATATATTACTAAAGTTTTTAAAGATAAAAATGGTAATGTAGGTGTGGATGAGATGTGCTATATGGCTGGCATCATGGCAGCTGAAGCATATATTTTTATGGGTAAAAATGAAGAAGCTATTACTACATTAAAACCATTAGAAAGATTTGCTCCTGGAAGAAACGATCATCTATGGATGCTAGTAAAATTATATAAAGAAACAAAACAATATGATAAAATGCTAGAAACAACAACAGTGATGATGGATCCGGATCGCAAGTTTCCATTTCCTCAATACTGCAATTTTATTGATCGGCAGCATTATGTTGATGGAACCGGGGATGTACAAAGGTTACATGGTGAAGCTTTACAATTAGTAGAATGGCATTCAACTGAAGAAAAAGAATCTAATAATATATTTTCAATTAATAAGATTCCAACAAAAAGAGTTTGGGTTGTAGATAATTTTTATGAAAATCCTTATGAAATTAGAGATTGGGCTCTTAATAATCTAACCTTTGAAGACGGATCTGAGTGGTACAAAGGATATAGATCTTTAGAAAAATATAGACCAATAGAACTTAAACATAAATTTGAAAATATTATTGGAGAGAAAATTGTAGATTGGGAAGGTGGTATGAATGGAGTTTTCCAAGTAACTCGTGCTTCTGACCCACAAGTTTGGCATTTTGATGAACAGCGTTGGGCTGGTATGATTTACTTATCACCTGATGCACCATATGAGAGCGGAACTAGGCTTCATATTTCAAAGATAAATAATGCTAGACATAGTATAGAAGATGCTGATATTATCGACGGCGCATTTAATGGAAACTTTTTTGATTCAACTAAGTTTCATAATGTTGATATAGTCGGCAACATTTTTAATCGCCTTGCTATCTTCGATGCAAGACATATCCATTCTGCTGGAGAGTATTTTGGATCTGATTTAGAAGATGGTAGACTTACACACTTATTCTTTTTTGACTAAACATGATAAACAATCAAATCCTTTCAGTACTAGACACATCGATTGCCTCTTATAGAGAAGCATACCCCTTTCCTCATACCATATTAGATAATTTCTTAGATCCTTGGATCCTAAAACAAGCTATACCTGAAATAGAAAACTATCAACACTGGAGACAAGATAACACAGAATGGGTAGAAGACTATCAAATTTTAAAACAATACGCTCCTGATGTGGTAGCAGTTCCAGATGATGTGGAAATCTTAGGTAAGTATGCTCCAAAAACAAAACTTATTTTAGATTATATGTATTCTGAAACAGTAATAAACTTTCTTCAAGATTTAACTGGTATTCAAGGATTATTACCCGATGAAAACTGGTTAGGCGCAGGAATACATAAAATTTCAAGAGGTGGGAAGTTAGGTATCCATGCAGATTTTAATGTAAATTTTGTTAACAACCTTCATCGTAGAATTAATGTTTTGATTTATTTAAATGAAGATTGGAATCCAGAATGGAATGGACACCTTGAATTATGGGATAAAGATTTATCAAAATGTTGTGTTAAAGTAGAACCTATTTTTAATAGAGCAGTAATATTTAATATCACAGACGACGCATTTCATGGACATCCAGAGCCTCTCCAGTGTCCTGAAACTGTATCCAGATATTCACTTGCATTATACTATTATACGCAAGATAGACCAGAAGAAGAAAAATCAGATCCACATGCGGTTATTTGGTACGACACGTAATTTAGTGGTTTACATTCCAGAAAAACAGTATATAATAAAAGTATAGACTTTTCAAACCAGGATAGTATATTATGAAATTTAGTATTATTACACCTGAACATGATCCAGGAAATATTCCTTTTCTTTTAGAATTATTTGATTGTGTTCTTAATCAAACATACAAAGATTGGGAATGGATTTTATATTTAAATAATAAAATTCAAGTTGAGCATATTCCGGATCAAATTAAAAATCATCCTCAAGTAATTGTATTTAGGACTCATGATACTGATACAAATATTGGTGCAATCAAAAACGCAGCATTTAGTATTGGCACTGGCGATGTTTTAGTAGAAGTAGATCATGATGATTTAATTACTCCAGATTGTTTGGAAGAATTAAAAAAAGCATATGAATCTGATCCAGAAGTTGGATTCGTATACAGTGATAATGCTGTATTACAAATGGAAGGCGAGTTTATTCCATATGATTCATCCGGCGGCTGGACATGGCGTGAATTTGAATGGAAAGGCCAGACTTTGCCAGCAATGCATAGTTTTGAACCAACCGCTCAAGCTTTAAGCTACATATGGTATGCTCCAGACCATGTTCGTTCTTGGAGAAAAGAAGTCTATATTGAAGTTGGTGGACATAATCCCGAGCTTTCTATTTGCGATGACCATGAACTTATGATGCGCACATATCTCATTACTAAAATGAAACGTGTACCAAAAGTCCTTTACATTTACAGAATTACTGGTAATAATACATGGTTAGAGCGTAATGAAGCAATTCAAGTAAAAACTGTAGATCTATTTAGAGAATATGGCCAAAGGCTAGCAGAAAGAGATGCTCAGCATCGAGGATTATTATGTGTAGATATTGGTGGAGGTTTAAATCCATATCCTGGTTATCATACTGTAGATATTCGTGAAACAGCAGATACAGTAGCTGATTTAAATAATGGAATCCCATTACCTGATAATAGTGTTGGTGTGTTAAATGCAAGTCATATATTAGAACACTTAGAAGATAAAACAAAAATCATGGGTGAAATTCATAGAGTATTAGCTCATGGTGGTTGGGCCTTTATTGAAGTTCCAAGTACAGATGGACGAGGAGCATTTCAAGATCCAACACATGTAAGTTATTGGAATGAAAATAGCTTCTTATATTATACAGATAAATACTTAGGAGATTTTATAGATAATGATTCAATTCGTTTTCAAGAATTTCGTAAAGAAACATATTATCCAAATGAATGGATGCAAAATTTACAAGTGTTGGTCACAACCGCATGGCTAACAGCAGTAAAACAAGATGAACCGCGATACCCGCATGTTTTGAATATTTAAAAGGTGAATGAATGAAAAGAATTTTAATTACTGGTGGTGCTGGTTTTATTGCCCATCATCTAATTGGTCAAGTACTTAAAAGAACTGATTGGGAAATTGTTACTCTAGATCGTCTAGATTATAGTGGTAACTTAAACCGCTTGCACGATTTATTGCAAGATTATACTCCAGCAGAACGTAAAAGAGTTCGCACAATTTACCACGATTTTAAAGCTGAAATTAACCCAATGCTTAAATCTGACATTGGTAAAATTGACATCGTTGCTCATTTAGCCGCTGGTTCTCATGTTGATAGATCCATTGAGAGACCAATGGAATTTGTTATGGATAATGTTGTTGGCACATGTAATGTATTGGAATTTGCCAAACAGCAAGATAATTTAGAACGCTTTTTATATTTCTCAACTGATGAAGTATTTGGGCCCGCCCCTGATGGAATTAAATATGATGAGTATGATCGTTATAATTGTACTAATCCATATTCCGCATCAAAAGCTGGTGGTGAAGAACTAGCAGTCGCTTATCAAAATACTTATAGCATGCCTATATACATTACACACACAATGAATGTATTTGGACAAAGACAACATCCAGAAAAGTTTATTCCTCTTTGTATTAAAAAAGCGAGAGATGGAGAAACAGTAACAATTCACAGTGATGCATCTAAAACTATACCAGGATCGCGCCATTATATTCACGCAGAAGATGTAGCTGATGCTACTTTATTCTTACTAGAAAATAAGAATACTTTAGATATGACAAACAACTCTGGCATTAAATGCCCTAAGTTTAACATCTGTGGAGCTACAGAAATAAATAACCTAGAATTAGCACAAATGATTGCTGATGCTCAAGGAAAGGAATTATATTATGAATTTATGGATTTCCATTCTAGCCGTCCTGGCCATGATCTTCGTTATGCTCTTAGTGGGGATCGTATGGCGCGGATGGGTTGGAGTCCAAAAAGAGTTGAACGAAGAATTGAAGAAGTTGTGCGATGGACTTTAGAAAATGATAGATGGTTAATGATTTAAAGGAATAAGATAATGTTGAATTTAGGAAAACTACCAGCATCAGTTGAACAACAACGGATGACACACAAAGAAAATATTGAGAAACAATCGGCAACAAGCGCGCCACTAGAAGCGCGATCAGAACGTCAAGTTCAAGGTGCGCTGACTCCAAAAGAAATTTTTGAACGACATGGAATGTGTGTAATTACAGAAGTTGTTAATGAAGAAGAATGTAAAAAACTTTCAAAGCACATGTTCGATTTATTTGAACAAGGAAAATTAAGTAAAGATCCTCAGTGCCCTCTTTCTGATTCAATATATGGTGATCCAATTTGGGATAAGATGCTAGAAGATTTTGCAAAACCAATCGGAGAATATATTGGTTATGAACTTCTTCCAACATACACATATGCTAGAATTTATAGAAAAGGTGAAGAATTAAAAATTCATAAAGATCGTCCTTCATGCGAAATCAGCGCTACGATGACGATTGATTTCGCTGATTATCCAATTTGGCCAATTCATATGGGCAGTGAACGTAATGTCATCATAGATAGAGGTGATATGATTGTTTATAAAGGATGCGAATTGGATCACTGGAGAGATCCATTTAAAGGCGAATGGCAAGTTCAAGTATTTTTCCATTATGTTGATGCAAATGGACCCCATAAAGATCTGCATAAAGATGGAAGAAATAATTTAGGTGAAAAGAAAGAAAATCCGGCAGAAAGACCTGAACCTGATATTTTCAAAGATTTAAGAGGATATGCTAATCAGCAGCTTATGACATTTGGAAATCTTCATCATAACGGTTTTACTGTTTTAAATTCTCATGATTATGATGTTCCTGGTTATATGGGAATTGAGCCAGATGAAACAAATCATGATTTTACACTTACACCTGAAGATTGTAAACTTTTAATAGATGAAATTGTTAATAAACAATATGCTGTAGATGCCGGCGTTGGATCCAATATGACGGGTTCTTCAGTTACAAAAGAAATTAGAAGTTGTAAAATATATGCTATTCCAAAAGACGAAAGATTTATTCATATCTATAACAAAATTATTTCTTCGGTTTCTATAGCAAATAAGTTTTATTATGACTTCGAATTAACTGGATTCTTAGGAGAACTTCAATTACTAGAATATAAACATGATGAAAACTCTAGCGTTCCAGATCATTATAATTGGCATGCTGATTGTGGCCCTGGTGAATCTGCAACTAGAAAACTATCCGTAGTTGTACAATTAACAGATCCTTCAGAGTATGAAGGGTGCGAACTTGTTATAAATAACAATGGAATGGAACTGGAAGCTTCCAAAAAGCAAGGGACAATTAATATGTTTCCAAGCTACTCTATACACACAGTGAAACCTATAACAAAAGGAACAAGACATTGTATAGTTGTTTGGATTCATGGAAACAAACGTTTTAGATAAATGAAGGGTTTATAATGGCAAAGAAAGCGAAAAATGAACTGGCAGAAGCGACAACTCCTGCAATGACAATAATTGATAAAGTAGATCAATTTTTGGCATCTAAAGATTATGACAATTTCACCGTACCATTAGATGAAGTAATTGGTGGAAAATTTTTAGAAAATCAAGAAAGCTTTGGAGGAAAAACTTTAGCTGAAAATGCTGTAATATGTCAACAAACAATGGACATTGCATCTGATCTTCATGAGATTTGGAATCATGGCCATACTCAATTTGCATGGAAACATATTAATTTTTCAGCGCTTGATGACGTTATTAATATGAGACAAATATCTGCAGAACTTAGTAACAAAGCAAGTATCTTAAATGGTGCTAAATGGGGCGCTATTGAAACTCAAGTTAAAATTGCTGAATTAGAGTGGAGGCTATCTCAACTTGATGAAACAAAAAATGAAATGCACAGATTTAAAAAAATGAAAATTATCATGTCTTTGGCTCAAATGAGAGAAAGTGCTGAGGAAAACAAAAGAATGCTAGAAGGCACTATGAAAGATATGATTGCTCTAAAAGATTCATATGATCAATTAAATCAAAGGGTTTCGGATATTAGTGAATATGATGTTGAAAAAAATCAACCATACCAGCACATGGTGAAATCAATTAATCAGTGTATAAGAGACGTAAGACAATATGGTATGATTTCTAAAGGTGAGCAAGAGTATGCTGAACAAATTGGAATAAACCCATCAAAATTGTTAATGGCAATTAAAAATTATTTAGAAAAAGAAGCTATATCAGAATCATGGGACACCAGAGAGCTTAAAATATTTGTCACTTCATTAGCAAAAGAATTGGCAGAAAATCTTAAAGTTAGTGAAATTAGATCTGAAATGGCCGGATTTAGAGATGAACCAATCGAAGGAGCTTCTTCAATTAAAAAAGTAGCACGTTTAGAAAAATCTGAGGAGTAAACAAATGGGTCGTTTAGTGGAATATAGAAATCATAGGAATCCATTAGATAAATCTCCTATTGAGCCGGGATTTATTTCACTTGGCGGTTTAGATCATAATGATTCAGATATGACTTATGTTGGATGGATTAGTGAAATTTTTCTCACTGAAACCTATGTTCCAGATGGTATTGTATTTTTAGATAGCGCATCATACATTGCTAGATCACTGCAATTAAAGGAAAGTATGCCTAGTGCTTTCATATTCCTTGATAGCGCCGATCAGCCTTGGGGATATGACGCAGATGGTTATCCACTAAAGATGAGTGATGATTCATGCGCAGCTGTTGCAATTGAAACTTATAATCATTATGTTTCAACTTATACTCAAATGGAAGCAGAAGGAACTCTTAGATAATGCCTATTATAATGACAGGAAATTCTGTTGTATTTTATGGTGGAGTCCCTTCAGCTCCACCTGATACAGCTCCTGTGGCGCCAACTGTATATGGCCCTACTGTTACTCCAACAGTGCCTGCAGCAAGTGTTGGAATTAAAGGCCGTGCCAACGATCAAGCAGAAATTAAGATGACTTCCTTTGGCCCATATGGATGGGAGATAGGTCCTGGTTATTTAAATGCAGATTTGAAATTGACAGTTGGAGATGAGCCCTGGGAAATTGGCAGTGAAAGATTGTATACAATGGCAGGGTTACAATCTCCGCAGGTTCCCTCAGCACTTGTAACCGGCACATACGCCGGTGATGCTGTTGATTTTAATCCTTTTGCTGTTCCATCTGTTCCTTCAGTTCTTATAGGATCTTTATCAGGGTCTAATATGCCAAGTGGTGTGGACACTTGGTCAGACGGTAGATTTGCATATTTGCAAACGATTGGTGGTGGGGTTCCATTTTATCCCTATTATAATCCAGCCTATATCACCCTCCGTGGTGCGAGAATGCCTTATGCTTTAACTACACCAGCACCATCGTCGACAGCAAATATCGTTTCACAAGATATTAACCCCGCACCGATATTCCTCGCTGGTGGGTATCTAGCACAAAGCTATGGCGCAACAAGAGTTGCTTCTGCTCCAAGCAATGCATATTCCACCACTCTGAATTTTAAAATTCCAAGGTCTCCTGGAACACCGTGGGCAACCGCATGGAACGGATCTATGGAAGCCAGCCGGGTAAAATTTCCATACGCTGGTCAAGTATCAGTAGCGATACCTGTCGCTCCATTAGCACCATATGGCGCCCCAGCATATAGCGCGTATAGAACTACTAGTCGAGCCGACCATACTAGATATACTAATAATGGTCATATACATACAGGCCCACGCCAAACGGAATACGGCAACACCGGAGGCACTTTAAAATTTAATAGGTACTCAACTGCGTCAGAAACTGATTGGGAAACTACAGCAACAATTAGTTTAGGTAGCCAGCCACATAATATTTGGACAACTCCAACTTATGCTAACACTCCATACCAACCATATACAGGAGGCAACTACGGCCATGTCGACGGTGGATTTACTGTAGAATCACCTACTCAAGGTCTTGTTGCGGGCCAAAGTAGGGTTGCTCCATTCAACCCCTCTACTGGGAGCCTGTTTTGGAAACATATTGGGTGGCCTGGTGCTAGTGGTACAAGTATTACTGGACTTAGATTTTCTATTGGTTGGAATCCTCTTACGATGTTAAGCCCCATAAATAAAACAGAATCAAGTGAGGATGCTATGTGGTTCTCTTTTAGTTATAGTAATAATGGTTATGGGCTTTATAGAATTCCCTATGCAGCATCACCAGACATTTATGTCAATCATACACCTCAAGGGATCGGCTATCGCAGACCTAAAAAAAGCGGCGGGTCGGTTGTAGTATAATATGAGGAAAAATAATGCCAATTAAAATTTCATCAACTGCGAATACAGCAACAATAGAAAATACAGAAGGCACTTCTATTGTCTTTGAATCCAATAAAATATCAACCGGTGGGGGCTTATTCGTTGATGTTGACCCATCAGCTTTGTCACCTGCGAACATAATTTCGTTTCCCGGACCTGTCAGCGTTAACGTATCTACTTCTCCCGCTCCCTATCTTGACCCTACAATCCCAGCCCCAAGCAACTATACTATTCCTTCTCCTGCTCCAGTCGTCGCGGCTGGTTACCCACAATCGATAATTGAGGGCTATCCAGGATCGTTCTATATAAACGTAAGTGGGGATGCTGCTGGGGTAGAAGTTCCATATAGTTTTACTGGACCAGCTGCGAACACAAATGATCTCTACTTTCCACAACATCCTGCTCCCACGCAAGGAGACTTTATTAGTGGGTCTATAACTTCACCCGGTATCCTTTATTGGTCGCACGCCGCGGATCAAACAACAGAAACTTATCCAGAGTATTATGAAATAAATCTTCCAAGTTTCTTGTACCCGGCCGGAACCATTCACGTAGAACTTGCTGAAGGTTCTTACACGCCGCAACCGATTGGATCAACTCCACCATATAAAGTTGGTGGACAATTTTTATCAGGCACATACGATTATCGCGCTCCTGGATATTATGGCATACTTGGTTCAGGCCCTCTGGCTAAAGGAGTAAGATTTGCTTTTCCTCAACCAGAATTAATTGCTGGAGGATTCTCTCCAGGTAGTCCAGTTACTTTAAACTCTGCAACAGTATACATATACAAGAATACCGAGACGGCTGCTACTACATACACTAATTATCAGCTAGCAATAGGTCATCATCCTCAAAATAATTGGCCAAGAACTAATAGTCTTATCTTTGGATCCACGCCAACTATTCCTCAAGGAGCGACTCAAACAGTAGTATATGGACCAACTCCCCTAGTAGTACCAACAACCGCATTGGGTGCATTTACTATTCCTTTTAGTACTCCATTTACTTATCCAGGAACTGGGAGTATTCAAATTACTGCTATTAGCCAAAACTCACCATATAAAGCGCATAATATCTTAGTCAAAGAATTGAAGGTACCAACAGGATTAGCGCCCAGTCCCACTGCAATTGCGGCTGAGTGGGGCCCTCCTGCTCCTTCAACGTATCCAAACAACCAGAGTTATGTTTTTGTTTATCCTGGCAATTCAAATTCATTAACTCCGACAAGTTTCTTTCCAAATATTCAATATGCTAGACCAGTCATTCATTTTAATACTACATAGAGAATAAAATGCCAATCACGTTTAGACAATATAACGGTCCAACTACTACAGGTTATAACTTTGAAATAGACACGCCCCATGCTGGTCTAAGGACGATAACTGCGACTCAACCTAATCCAGGACTTCCGCAAGCAACTCCACTTGGTTATCCAAGTATAAGTTTTACAGCTGTGTCATCTCCAGCTGCACCTCAAGGTGCTCCATTTGCAAACTTTAACGTAAGAGATACTAATGTTAAAGTAATTGCCGGCGCATTTTATTCTAGAGGCAACCGAGACATGATTGGCGAAATGGGATATTTTACTTGGGGCGTGTCACAATCGCCGACTATTCCGACATACGGCGGAAATATTATGCATACCGATTTTACTTCTCAGACAACTATAACTGCTGGAAGATGGAGTCCTAGTATGCCTGGAATATATAAGCCAGGAAGAGCGGCATCACCTACTTCAATATATACTCTTGCTGGCGGCGCGCCTAACTTGAATACGGCCACTAGTGGTGTATGGAAATTTCCAAAATCAACTACAACAGTAATTACATTATCACCTTCTACAGCAGCATCACCCGTTACATTTGGCACACCAGTTGGAAATACATCTTCAGCTAGAGGAGGCGAATATTGGAGTGAATCTGTGAATGGTAAATATTATCAGGCTGGATGGCCAAACCCAACAATTTCTATGTATTCAGCTCCATACGCTAGTGATACTAATAGTGCAAGTGTAGGAACTATATCAACTCCGCAATGGACAACTTCTTTTGCTGGGGCGTCACAAGTAGGAAGTGCTAGAGATTATTCTTTCCATAGATGGGGAATGCAACCAGGGAATCCTTATTATCCCACAACTTCCCCTGGTACTGGTAGAGAAGTTTTTTCTAGATTACCATTTGCAGGTTATCCATATGGATCAGCTTACACCGTTCCAGATTTAGATATGATGCAAGGATATGGAGATACGCATCATCCATATGGAGGCAACCATTTAGTAGCTAGCACTGTGGAAAATGGATATGTGTGGGGTGGATGGTATGGACCTAGCTCTGCTCCGCAGCCTTTTAATCGACAAGTGAGAGTCCACCCATGGGCTAATTTTGATCTTAACTATATATTATTAGGTGATTCAAATGTGAAAGGAATAAGTGGCGGTAATGGAAATAATGAAGAAGAAGCTTTATATCATGCATACGGCGGTAACTCTGGCAGCCCACACCCAGTATCCCAAGGATACGCATTTCCATTCGCTTCCACATTCCCAATAGCAACAACGGTTCCAACGATCGACCATTGGCAGCAAAGCGCAGGTTCTGGCCATGCGCACAATTAGTATAAATAGAATAAAAACATATTAAGGTTTTTCATCGATGGCTAATCCAACTACTAGACAAGGTTTAATTGATTATTGCATGAGATCATTAGGTGATCCTGTAATAGAAATTAATATTGATATTGATCAGCAAGAAGATCGTGTGGATGAGGCTTTGCAGTATTATCAAGAATTTCACTCTGACGCTACTTTAAGAACTTATCTTAAACACCAAGTAACATCTAGCGATATTACTAATGGATTTATTACATTAAATTCAAACATTACATTTGTTTCTCAATTATTTCCTATTAAAGGCGGTTCAATTACAAAAGATTTTTTTGATATTAAATATCAATTGCATTTAAATGATATTGCTAATCTTCAAACTTATATGGGTGATTTGGCATACTATGAACAAATGCAACAATATCTTTCTTTAATTGATATGAAATTAAATGGCTATCCACAGGTTCAATTTTCTAGAAGAGAAAATAGACTTTATATTCATGGCGATTTTGAAGATGGAGATATAAAAGCTAATGATTACATTGTTGCAGAAGTTTATCAAATTTTAGATCCCGCTACCAACACTTCAATTTATAACGATCGCTGGCTAAAGGAATATACAACTGCTCTATTTAAAAGACAATGGGGAAGCAATCTTATAAAATTTGAAGGAATGCAACTTCCTGGAGGAGTTACATTAAATGGCCGTCAAATTTATGAAGATGCTCAACAAGATTTAGATAGATTAAGAGAAGCAATTAGAACTGAGCATGAAATGCCAGCAGATTTCTTTGTGGGGTAAGTTATGGCCACAAATAGATATTTTAGTCAAGGTAGCAGAGCTGAACAGCAGCTATATGAAGAGATCATAATTGAATCTCTTCAAATCTATGGGCAAGACGTATATTATCTCCCAAGAACAATAGTTAATAAAGATAATATACTAAATGAAGACGCCAATTCAAGTTTTAATTCTTCATATAAAATTGAAATGTACATTGAAAACTTAGATGGTTTTGATGGCGAAGGAGACTTATTTACAAAATTTGGTGTTGAGATCAGAGATCAAGCTACATTTATTATGGCTAAAAAAAGATGGCAACAAACGGTAGCTAAATATGATAATGATATTGAAGGTGTTAGGCCATTAGAAGGTGATCTACTTTATATTCCATTCTCTAAAAAATTATTTGAGATAGTCCACGTTGAACATGAGCAACCATTTTATCAGTTAAAAGATCTTCCAACATTTAAACTTCGTTGTGAGTTGTTTGAATATAGTGGTGAAAGCATTGATACTGGTATTGAGAAAATAAATGATATTGAAAGTAACTATGGATACGAATATCAACTTACATTAGATTCAGCAAGCTTTGGATTCACTATTGGTGAAACAATAAATCAAACCTTTAGTGATGGCGTTAAAATGTCTGGTGAAGTTTCTCGTTGGTCTGATTCTGATCAAATTCTAGGTGTGGTCAGCGCTGGAGCAAATGATGGGCTATATCATACATTTGTATCAGGCCTTCCAGTAAGAGGAACTGTAGATCACGATACAACAGGTCTTACAAAATATTCTGTGGCTAATGTTAATCTTGTTTCTGAAAATAATCAATTATCAAATACTGAACAAAATACATATTTTGATACATTGACCGATTTCTTAGACTTTAGTGAATCTAACCCATTTGGAGACCCTAGCTAATGAGTGATTTATTTGACTTTGGTTTTACAGCAGTCGATGAAGACGAGCTTCAAGCTGTTCAAAAAACAGTTGCTCTTGCAACTGATGCTGAGCAATTAGCATTAACCACACAAGAAAGATTAGATAAATTATATAATGCTATTGTTCCTCTTTTAAATAATTTAAAGAAGAATCCAGAAAAAGAATATATCTTATGGCCAAATAGACTGGCCAAAGTAGAAGAGTTTGAGACACATCTTCAAGAAATTTATAAGGGTTAACCCATGTTTGGCACATATTTTTATCACGAAAGAATTAGAAAAAGTGTTGCTCTTTTTGGCAGCCTTTTTAATAATTTGTATGTGCTAAGAAAAGATAGTTCAGGCGCAGTCATAAATCAAATGAAAGTTCCTTTGTCATATGGTCCAAAACAAAAATTCTTAGAAAGAATTAGTCAAGTACCAAGCCTGACAGATAACCAGAATGTGTCTATTAAACTTCCACGGATGTCTTTTGAAATAATTGGAATTAATTATGATGCAACTAGACAGCTGCAGAAAAATAATAATTTCACTCAAGCAAGTTCTTCAATAAATTCTAGAAATAGATTTAACGCATTTGTTCCATATACTATTTCATTTCAATTAAGCATTTACGCTAAAAATCAAGATGACGCTCTTCAAGTTGTAGAACAAATCTTTCCATATTTTTCACCACAATATAGCGTAACAATAAAACCTATTACAGCTTATCCGGATTTAAAAGAAGATGTTCCTATTCTTTTAACTGGAGTATCTTTTACAGATGATTATGAAGGCTCTCAAGAACAAAGAAGAACAATTATCTATACATTAGACTTTGATATGAAAGCCAATTTTTATGGACCAATTACATCACAAGCTGTTGTTCGTAAAGTTGACGCTAATATATATCAAATAGACAATGGATTGAATGATTCTGATGTAGCTCTAGAAACTATATCAATTACACCTAACCCAACATCTGTAATCGGCTTAGCTGATAGCGACTTTGGATTTACTGAAACAATAACTTATTTTGGCGATAGTGCATAATGGATTCTGATACTGCTGATAATGATTTTGAATATGCTAGAAGAACTTACCATGATTTGCTTGCTAAAGGTTCAGACGCTTTAGAAGAAATGATGGAAGTTGCTAGGGCCACAGAACACCCTCGAGCATTTGAAGTATTTTCCAATATGATGAAGCATGTGGCTGATATTAATGGTAATTTACTAGATCTTCATAAAAAGAAAAAAGACTTTGATAAAAAGGACGATAAATTATCTTTACCACAAGGGCAAACCACAAATAATGTTTTCATTGGATCTACTACAGATCTGCAACGAATGCTTAAAAACGAAAAAGAAAAAATTATAGATCATGAATGAGACCTATCTTGGCAACCCTAACGTTAAACGTGATGGTGTTGTTCAACAGTGGAATGAACATGAAGTTAAAGAATACGCTAAATGTATGAACGATCCTGCATATTTTGCAAAAGAATATTGTAAGATCATATCCCTTGATGAAGGATTAGTTCCATTTGAACTTTATCCATATCAAGAAAAAATGTTCAACCACTTTAACACAAGTAGATTTAATATTGTATTAGCATGCCGGCAGTCTGGTAAATCCATTTCTTCGGTAGTATATTTGTTGTGGTTTGCTATTTTTAACCCAGAAAAAACAATTGCTATCCTTGCGAACAAAGGAGCAACTGCTCGGGAAATGCTATCTCGAGTAACCATGACACTTGAGAATCTACCTTTCTTTTTACAACCAGGATGTAAAGCATTAAATAAAGGTTCTATAGAATTTAGTAATAACTCTCGTATTATTGCAGCTGCAACTTCTGGTAGTTCTATTCGTGGTATGTCTGTTAACTTACTCTATCTTGACGAATTTGCTTTTGTTGAAAGAGCAGCTGAATTTTATACCTCAACATATCCAGTTATTTCTTCAGGTAAAGACACTAAAATCATTATTACATCTACTGCAAATGGCATTGGTAATACATTTCAAAAGATATGGGAAGGTGCTGTTCAAAGAACAAATGATTTTATTCCATTTAGAGTTGATTGGTGGGATGTTCCAGGACGCGATGAAAAATGGAAAGAAGAAACAATATCAAATACTTCTCAAATGCAATTTGATCAAGAATTTGGAAATACATTTTTCGGGACAGGCGATACATTAATATCTGGAAACACATTGCTTAATTTTAGAGCAAAACCACATTCTAATCTATTAGAAAATGATTCTTTATTTGTATATAAAGAACCAGAAAAAGATCATCAATATGTAATGACTGTAGATGTATCGAGGGGAAGAGGACAGGATTATTCAACTTTTAATTTGATCGATATTAGCGTTCGCCCGTTTCAACAGGTTGCTGTATATCGCAACAACACTATCTCTCCATTACTCTTCCCTAATATTATATATAAGTACGCAAACTTATATAATGAATCTATGGTAGTAATAGAATCTAATGATCAAGGCATGGTTGTCTGCAATGGTTTATATCATGATCTAGAGTATGAAAATATGTTTATTGAATCAGCCATTAAAGCAAATGCTCTTGGAATTGAAATGACTCGTAAAGTAAAACGTATTGGATGTTCAGCAATTAAAGATATTCTAGAAGAAAATAAATTAGAAATTCACGATGAAAATACTATTATGGAAATATCTACTTTTGTTGCTAAAGGCCAATCCTTTGAAGCATCTGAAGGAAATCATGATGACTTAATGATGAATTTAGTGTTATTTGGTTATTTTGCAACTGGAGATTATTTTAAGAACGTGACTGACATCAATTTAAAAGATATGATGTTTAAACAAAGAATGGCAGAAATTGAAGCAGATATGGTGCCATTTGGAGTTATAGATGATGGATTAGATGATATACCTATAGAACCAGAAGAAAGCCCATGGGCTCTAGATGTATTAGATCCGGATGGAAACATAAGATTTGATCCAAAACACACCAATTTTTAATTATTATAAATAATACTAATTGAATATCACCGTATTATGTTCACTTATAATTGGATCACTGGAAAAGGAAAACAAACATGGCAGTAGGCGTACCTTCCGAATCGCCAGCAATTATCATAAAGGAAGTAGATCTAACAGGCGGGGTGCCTAATGTTCAATCTACAACTGGAGGATACGCTGGAAAATTTCGTTGGGGACCTGTCGGTAAAGCTACTAAAATCAGTAAAGAAACTGAACTAGCTTCTACTTTCGGGGCACCTGATGACACACATACAGCCGACTTTCATTCGGCTGCATATTTTTTAAAATATTCTAATGCTTTACAAGTCGTTCGCACATTAGGAGATAGCTCATCTAATGCTACAGCAGGATTAAATGTTGGTAGCTATGATTCAGCGGACTTTATCAAAAACGCAGATCACTGGGAAGGCTTATCAGGCCTTAGTAATTGGGTTGCAAAATATCCAGGAGATATTGGCAACAGCTTGAAGTACGTAGTTATCAACAATAGTGGATGGGCTGCAGCAAATGCAACTTGGAAAGCAGAATTTGATGGACAACCTAATACAGGTGAAGTTCACGTACTAGTCGTAGACGAAGATGGCGTGATCACTGGAACATCAAATTCAGCTCTAGAAAGATTTGCATATCTATCTACAACTTCAACAGCAACAAACGCAGATGGTTCTACAAACTATGCAAAATCTGTAATTAATGATCGATCAGAATATCTATGGTATAATGGTTCATCTTTCGCAGATGCATCAGATTCAGCATCTCTTGCATGGGGTAGATCTACATACAACTCCCCAGTAAGTGAAGCTCTAGCAGGATTTGATAAGTTTGAAGATAAAGATACAATTGAACTAGATTTCTTGATTGCTCCTGGTATGAGCAATTCAACAGATCAGCGCACAGTTGTTAATGATCTTGTTACTACAGCATCTTCTACTAGAAAAGATTGTGTTGTTGTTACATCACCATCAAGCGCATCAGTAGTTAATAATAACACACCTGTGACTAATACAGTAACAGAAGCCGGTGGATATACTTACACTTCTTATCTAGTTGTAGATAACAACTGGTTAAAAGTATATGATAAGTACAATGATAAGTACATCAATATTCCAGCCGCATCTTCAACAGCAGGTATTATGGCTGCATCTGATGCTAACACAGCTCCTTGGTATTCACCAGCTGGAGCACGCCGTGGTGCATATCTAGGTATTACAAACCTAGCATACACACCAACAAAAGCAGAAAGAGACACTCTATATAAAGCAGGGATTAACCCAGTTGCTAATCTTCCTGGACAAGGAGTTCTATTGTTTGGCGATAAAACTCATATGAACAGACCATCAGCATTCGATCGTATTAATGTACGTCGTTTGTTCTTGGTAATAGAAAGAGCAATTGCTCTAGCAGCAAGGAACACAATGTTCGAATTCAATGATGAGTTTACAAGAGCAGAATTTGTAAGCATCGTTGAGCCATTCTTGAGAGAAGTAAAAGGACGTAGAGGTATTACTGACTTCCGTGTCGTTTGTGATACTACAAACAATACACCAGCAGTAATCGACAGAAATGAATTTGTTGCTAACATCTTCATCAAACCAGCTCGTTCTATTAACTACATTACTCTCAACTTTGTAGCTGTTAGAACCGGGGTCGATTTCGAAGAAGTCGCCGGTATTCAGGTATAAGGAGATAAAAAATGGCAGTTTTAGGCGTTGATGATTTCAAAGCAAAACTTCGTGGAGGTGGCGCGCGCCCTAATTTATTTAAGGCGACTATCACTTATCCAGGATATGCTGGAGGAGATGTAGAAACCACATCATTTTTATGTGAAGCAGCTCAATTACCTGCATCTACAGTTGGTACAATTATTGTTCCTTTCCGTGGAAGACAGTTAAAAATGGCTGGAGACCGTACTTTTGATACATGGACTCCAACAATTATAAATGATACAAACTTTCAAGTTCGTAACGCAATGGAACGTTGGATGAATGGTATGAATGCACATAGTGCAAATACTGGTCTAACTAATCCTATTGATTACGAAAAGGATCTGTATGTTGAGCAGCTGGATAAAGATGGAAGCACTTTGAAAACTTATGTTTTCAAAGGTTGTTTCCCAACAGCACTTTCTCCTATTGATCTTGCATATTCAACAGAAAATGATATTGAAAGATTCACTGTTGAGTTCCAAGTACAATACTGGGAAGCAAGTACTACTTCATAAGTAGTATAAATAATATTTAAAAGAGGGGCTAAACGGCCCCTCTAAACTAATTAGGAATTCCTTTTATGGCTGATAATAGTTTTAAATTATTTGGTTTTGAAATAAAAAGAGCTAAAAAAGTAAGTAATGACCTATTACCATCTGTTGTTCCACCATTGGATCAAGATGGTGCTGGATACGTAACTGCTGCCGGAGCTCACTATGGCACATATGTTGATGTAGATGGTGATAAAACCATAAAAGATGAAAGACAATTAATTCTTCAATATAGAGCCGTGGCTACTCATCCAGAAGTTGATGCTGCTGTGGAAGATATTGTTAATGAATCAGTTTCTTCTTCTCAAGAAGAACAATCTGTGGCTATAGTTTTAGATAAAGTTGAAATTCCAGATAATATTAAAAAAACTATTACTGATGAATTTGATAACATTTATAGTTTGTGCCAATTTGCTGAACAAGGACATGATATGTTCAAGCGTTGGTATGTTGATGGAAGAATGTATCATCATTTAGTTATAGATGAAAAGAATCCAAAAGCTGGAATTCAGGAGATTAGACCTATTGATGCATCTAAAATTCGTAAAGTCAAACAAATTCAAAAAGAAAAAGATCCAAATACTGGAATTTCTATTATTAAAAATGTTGACGAATTTTATATCTATCAAGAAAAACCAGGAGCTCAAACTCAAGGTGTAAAACTTTCAAATGATTCTGTTTCTTATGTAACTTCAGGTCTATTAGATGAACATAGAAAAAGAGTTGTTTCTCATTTACATAAAGCATTAAAACCAATTAACCAACTACGTATGATGGAAGACTCTCTTGTCATTTATAGACTAGCTAGAGCACCTGAACGTAGAATTTTCTATATTGATGTTGGTAATTTGCCAAAAGGCAAGTCTGAAGAATATATGAAAAATATTATGGCCAAGTACCGTAATAAATTAGTTTATGATGCGTCCACTGGCGCAATCCGCGATGATCGTAAACATATGTCTATGTTAGAAGATTTCTGGCTTCCAAGACGTGAAGGTGGTAGAGGTACTGAAATTTCTACACTTCCAGGAGGTGAGAACCTAGGGCAGATTGATGATATTCTTTACTTCCAAAAACGCCTATATAGATCTTTAAATGTTCCAATTTCCAGACTAGAACAAGATCAAGCCGCAAACTTTTTAGGTAGATCAACAGAAATTAATCGTGATGAGCTTAAATTCCAAAAGTTTATTGACCGTTTAAGAGCTCGTTTTAATCATTTCTTTTATAATATTCTTAAGAAACAACTTATTCTTAAAGGTATTATCACAGAAGATGATTGGAAAGAATGGGCAAATGATATTGCAGTTGATTATATAAAAGATAATCACTTTACAGAATTAAGAGATGCTGAACTTCTTCAAGGTAAGTTACAATTACTTGATCAAGTACAACAATATGTTGGCGAATATTATTCGAAAGAATGGATCATGAAAAACGTGTTGCAATTTGATGATGATGATATTAAGCAAATGAAAGATCAAATAGCAGATGAACAAAAAAGCGGTGAAATTCCATCGCCTGAACAAATGCAATAGGAGAAACAGTGATGAGTGATATTGAAACAATGATTGATTTGGCAGCAAAACAAGATTTTGCATCTGCTAATAATGTATTTAACGAGTTAATTCAACAAAGAATGGTTGATGCATTAGATCAAGAAAAAGTTGCTTTGGCATCAGATATTTTTAATAATGAACCAGAAGATGAAGAACAACTAGAATTAGATCTGGAAGATAAAGATGAAGATACAGATGATATTGAAGATGATGAAGAGCTTACAGAATATGAATTTGGTACCGATGAGGATTTTGAAGAGATTCAAGATATGAATCAAGAAGGTAAGATTCAAGCTGAGATGATACGTTTAGGATATAAAGAATAAATTTATTTTACAAATTTGAAATGTTATAAATAAATTCAAATGAAAGAATATAAATGAAAACTTTTAGTCAAATACGTGAAAATTCTAAGAAAATGAAAATCGGTCGGATACCGGTTGAGATTAAAAAGAATAAAAATATGTATGATGTTTTCATTGATGGCGATAAGCTAGACAAATATAAGTCTGAAGCTGAAGCTATGAAAATGGCGAAAGAATTCGTCAAACAATATAAAGGTTAAAAACATGAAGCTGATTGCAGAATATACAGATCAAAGCATAGAGTGTATTGTCGAAGCCAAAGAAGGCGGCGGTAAAAATCATTTTATTGAAGGCATCTTTATGCAATCAGAAGCAAAGAATAGAAATGGACGTATTTATCCAAAGCAGATCATGGAATCAGCCGTTGATAAATATGTCACTGAACAGGTTTCCAAGAACAGAGCGGTTGGTGAATTAAATCACCCAGACGGACCGACTGTTAACTTGGATAAAGTATCCCATAAAATCACAGCTCTTGAATGGAAGGGCAATGATGTTATTGGGAAGGCACAAGTATTGGATACTCCAATGGGTAATATCGTAAAAGGTTTGCTTGAAGGTGGTGTTCAATTAGGTGTCTCAACTCGTGGTATGGGTAGCCTTGAGGAACGTAACGGAACAATGTACGTCAAAGATGACTTTATTCTTAATACAGTTGATATTGTACAAGATCCATCTGCACCAACAGCTTTTGTTAATGGTATTATGGAAGGTGTTGAGTGGATCTGGAATAATGGCATTATTGAACCTCAAGTAATTGAAAAAATGGAGACTGAAATTAAAGGCGCTCCACGTTCTGATCTCTATGAGACTCAGACTCGTGAGTTCAAGAATTTCCTCTCGTTATTGAAAAGATCATAATTAGGAGTGTCAAACATGACTGATCAAATCGAAGATCTGGATGTAGAGCTCGACGAGGAAATCGAAGAAGCTCATGATCCAAAAAATGCAGAGCAACAATCAGTAGCATCTGTATCAGCTGCCGAAGATAAAGGACCAAAGGCGCCTAAGCGTCGTGGTGATAAAGACGGTGGCGACAAAAAACCAATCCCTGCGGCAACAAAAGCAGTTGCAGCTAAAGCAGAGTCCGTTGAATTTGATGGAGACTTTAGTGAAGACTTAAATGCTTTGGTTGAATCTGAGGCAACACTCAGCGATGAGTTCAAAGCCAAAACAGCTGTAATCTTTGAAGCTGCAGTAAAATCAAAACTTTCTGAGGAAATTAATCGTTTGGAAGAAGAGTATAAAACTCAACTAGACGAAGAAGTTGCTTCTATTAAAGAAGACCTCGTAGAGAAAGTTGATGGCTACCTCAACTATGTTGTTGAGAATTGGATGGAAGACAATAAACTAGCGATTCAATCTGGACTACGTTCAGAAATCGCAGAAGACTTTATGAGTAAGTTGAAAGACCTATTCACAGAGTCTTATATTGAAGTTCCTGAATCCAAAGTCGACCTAATTGACGAACTAGCAACTGCTCATGAAGAACTAGAAGAAGAATATAATGAAGTAGTAGCAACAGTAATGGGCTTGAATGAAGAGCTAGAAGGTTATAAGCGCGAGGCGATTATCCGCGAAGCGTCTAAAGATCTAGCAGAAACTCAAGTTGCAAAACTTAAGTCATTGGTAGAAAGTATTGATTTTGAAGATGAAGAAGCTTTTACATCGAAAGTTGCAACCATTAAAGAATCATATTTCAAAAAGCAAACAACTGAGTCAGTTATTGTAGATGAAGCAGATGAAGATGGTGAATCCATCCAAGAAGAAGTTTCAGATACTATGGCACAGTATATCGCGGCTATCCGCAAAGCAAAACATTAATTAGGAGATCCAATTATGGAAACTTACGACCGTCTCGTCGAAAAGTGGTCTCCAGTACTGAACGAATCTGCAGCTGGCGACATTAAAGATGCTCACCGTAAAGCTGTTACTGCAGTTGTACTAGAGAACACAGAAAAAGCTCTTCGTGAAGAGCGCTCACAAATGAACTTCTTGTCAGAAGCACCAGCAACATCTGTTGGTAACTCTTCTGTACAAAACTGGGATCCAGTTCTGATTTCCCTTGTACGTCGTTCAATGCCAAACATGATGGCATACGATGTATGTGGTGTTCAGCCAATGACTGGCCCAACAGGCTTGATCTTCGCAATGAAGTCACGCTATGGCACAGGTACAACTGGTGCAACTGAAGCGTTGTTCAACGAAGCAGACACTACACAAGCTGGTGATTCTGCAGGTTCACAAAGTGCTGATCCATCAGGTCTATCTGGCTTGACAGACTCAAACGGTGACTCTTCGATCGACAACGATCGCGGTTCAAACCCAACATTCGCAACTGGTATGACAACTGCTAATGCAGAACTTTCAGGCGCGTTCCGTAACATGGGTTTCACCATTGAGAAACAAACTGTGACTGCAAAATCACGTGCGTTGAAAGCAGAATACAGCCTAGAACTAGCACAAGACTTGAAAGCGATCCACGGTTTGGACGCAGAGACAGAATTGTCAAACATTCTGTCAACAGAGATCTTGGCTGAAATCAACCGTGAAGTAATTCGTACAATTAACTCACAAGCGAAAACTGGTGCTGGTACAGCTAACACAGCAATCAACGGTATCTTCGATCTATCAACAGATGCTGATGGCCGCTGGTCAGTTGAAAAATTCAAAGGTCTATTGGTTCAACTAGACCGTGAAGCAAACCAAATTGCAAAAGATACACGTCGTGGTAAAGGTAACTTTGTTATCTGTTCTTCTGATGTTGCTTCTGCATTGGCAGCTTCTGGTGCTCTAGACTACGCACCTGCGCTTTCAACTAACTTGAACGTTGATGACACAGGCAACACATTTGCTGGTGTTCTTAATGGCCGCATCAAAGTATACATCGACCCATATGCAACAGCAGATTATATCACTGTTGGATATAAAGGTTCTAACCCATACGATGCTGGTGTCTTCTACTGCCCATACGTACCACTAACAATGGTTCGTGCAGTTGGTGAGAACGACTTCCAACCAAAAATCGGATTCAAAACTCGTTACGGCATGGCTGCAAACCCATTCGTACCTGGTGCGATTTCGAACAATGGTCTTGGAAATGCTCGCGCAAACCAATACTACCGCATCTTCCGTGTGGACAACATCCTACAATAAGAGATATAAAAAAGGAGGGGAATCAACCCCTCCAATCTATCTTCTTGTTACAACTAGGGGCTTTTCAAGCCCCTTTTTTTATAAATTTGATGGGCGCTTTGGTTTTGACAGTGCTTCTTTATTAACGCCTTTAGACGTTTCAATCATTAGTTCTGGCACGTGAGGACGATATCCATATTCATGCGCTGGTTGACAAATCATGCCATCATCAGTGCATAAACTAAGCCATCCTGTAATAATATATTTTATGGTTGTTTCAGATACTACACCAACGTGAGGATGAGTATACTCGCACGGCCATAATACTGTTTTACCTCTTTTTGCTTCTGTAACTAAATCTTGAAAAGGAAAACTTGTTCCACCATCAGGTACGTCATTCAAATAAGTCATAACAGTTACACATCTAGATGAATACAATCCATTTCTTTCATAATGAATTTGTTTAAAACCCTGACCCGGCTCATATTTTTGTAAATTTAAAGCTTCTAATACAACTGAATTTAAATGAAATTCTTGAGCATACTCATAAGTCATGTTTCCTATTTCTTCGATGTATTTTTTATAAACTTTAGTAAAGAGATGACCATTGAAAGGTGCGTCCAAACTGTCTTTTACTTCAGGTCTAATTTCTTCTCCAGATTCACCTGGTGTTTTCCAGCACACATCACTTTCAAATATTTTTATAGCGTCATCGCATATGGTTGGATCTTTTAACTGATATTCTCTAATGCAATTTTCCATATTTTACCTCATATAAATATAACTAAATCCTTTGGAGATTATTTATGCCAGAATTAAATCCTGATATAAGCATTGCTGTTAGCTCTACAGTTTCTACGAGCAATCTAAATAATTTAAACTTGCTACAGCCTAATGCTTTTAAGTTAATAATTGATAGAAAGAACTTTAAAAATTTAGAGTTCTTTGCTCAAACTGTTCTTCATCCAGATGTTCAAACAACTCCAGCTGATGTTCCATTTAGAAGAGTAACATCTTTACCTATGGCTGCTGACAAATACACATTCGGTGAAATGACAGCTATGATTATCTTAGACGAAAATCTAAACTCGTATACTGAAATGTATAATTGGGTAACTAGAATTGTTGAAACAAATAATATCCCTCCATCTAAGAGAGATGAAAACGTTCCTCCAACTTATTCTGATATAACTTTACATATCCTATCTAGCCATAATAATACAGTCAGAAAAATTAAATATATAGATTGTATACCGACTGGATTAGGTAATATACAATTAGAAGCTACTAGTGGTGAAAACGTAATTACATATCCAGCAACATTTAGATTTTCTTATTTTGAACTTGAATAATTTAAGGATTTTATATTATGAATTTAGAAGATATACTAGACCAATGGTCTAAAGAATGTGTTATTGATAAAATAAGCTTAGATGAAACATCTAGAAATACACCTAAGCTTCATGCAAAATATTTGCAATTATTAAGTCATGCGAAACTTTTGTTAAAGAGAGCAGAAGCTTCTCAAAAAATATTACTCAAAGATAAATGGTTGTACTACAATGGAAAACTCGATAAAGAAACTATTGAATCAAAAGGTTGGAAACATGATCCATTTGATGGTCTCAAAATTCTCAAAGGTGAAATGGACTATTACTACGATGCTGACCCAGACATTCAAAAATCTGAAGAAAAAATTCAGTACTACAAAACAATAATTGAAACGTTAACGGAAATCGTAGATTCTTTAAAATGGCGCCACCAAACCATTGGCAATATTATAAGATGGAAACAATTTGAAGCAGGTGGATAAGTGGAACAAATATCCGTACAACTTAATAATTATAGCATGATGAATATAGATTGTAGCCGTGGGATTGCCCAAGAGCTATCAGAATATTTTTCTTTCTATGTTCCTGGTTATAAATTCATGCCAGCCTATAAGAATAAAGTTTGGGACGGTAAAATTCGTTTATTTAATAGCATGACTGGTGAGCTTGGCGCAGGGCTATACTCTTATTTGTTAAAGTTTGCAGCTGAGCGGTCATATACTGTAGACACAGAAGAGTCTCATCAATATGGTTTTCCTGTTCCTCCTCAACAACCTCTTCAATATATGTCTGATTTACTAGCTGACGCAAAGCTTCCATTTCAGCCTCGAGACTATCAATACGATGCGATTGAAACAGCCCTAACAAGAAGTCGAGCAATTCTATTATCTCCTACTGGATCTGGAAAATCATTTATTATTTATCTAATCATGAAATACTGGCTTCAGTATCTGACAGATGGATTCAATTATCCTAAAGCAGGAAGAGTATTAGTAATTGTTCCAACAACATCTCTAGTTGAACAAATGCACCAAGACTTTTTAGACTATGGTTTCAGTCAAGGTGGTATGCATAGAATATATTCTGGTAGAGATAAGAATGCAGATAAAGCTGTTATAATTTCAACTTGGCAAAGTATATATAAATATCCTAAGAAATGGTTTGAACAATTTGGTATGGTAATTGGCGATGAGTGTCATGGATTTAAATCTAAGTCATTATCATCAATTATGAATAAAGCAACAGAAGCTAAATATCGTTTTGGTCTAACAGGCACTTTAGATGGCACTCAAACACACAGACTAGTTCTGGAGGGATTGTTTGGTCCAGTCTATAAAGTTACAACGACCAAAAAGTTGCAAGATGATAATACTTTGGCTCCATTAGATATTAAAGTACTTTTGTTAAATTATTCCGAAGAAGTAAGGAAAAATTTTGGAAAGAAAACATATCAGGAAGAAATCGATTTTCTTATTGGAAATCCTGCTCGTAATCGGCTCATTCGCAATCTCGCTTTGGATGCTGACGGAAATACTCTCGTCTTATTTAATCGTGTTGAAGCTCATGGCAAGCCTCTCTATGAAATGATAAATAATAAGGCAGAGGAAGGAAGGAAGATTTTCTTTGTCTCTGGTGAAGTGGCAACAGCTGATAGAGAAGCTATTCGAAAAATTGTAGAAGGTCAAAAAAATGCAATTGTCGTGGCCTCCTTGGGAACTTTCAGTACTGGTATTAATATTCGCAATCTTCATAATATTATTTTCGCTTCACCATCTAAATCTCAAATCAAAGTCTTGCAGTCAATTGGCCGAGGACTTAGAAAATCAGACGATGGTAGGATTACGAAGCTCTATGACGTGGCAGACGACTTGCATTGGAAGTCGCAACAAAACTATACATTATTACACTCCGCAGAACGTGTAAAAATTTATGATAAAGAACAATTTAAATATAAAATTGTAAAGGTTGATATATGAATGATAGTAGAGTAAGACAATTTAAACTAACATCAGGCGATGAAATTATTTGTGAAGTCTTAGAATGGGATGACACAGAAAACTCTGAAATTATAGTGCGCCATTTATTTGAAATACGTAAAGTAGATATGATGGCTTCTTCTACACGATTATATACAATTCAACCATATGTTTCTTTTCAAGTTGGCGACACAGTAGTATCAAGTATTAATTCTGATCATATCTCAGTAGTTTCTCAACCAACGAAAACTTTAATAGATCAGTATAAATCATCAATAAAAAATTATGTTTTAGAAGAAAGTGATTCGGCTGATTTAGAAGAAAAATTTGAAAATATTAAAAAATTCTTAGATCAATTAGAAGAAGATTACGATTCGGATGTAAGTAATATTATTCATTTTCCACGTGGAACTGTACACTAGTATATCCACTCCCACCAAAAATCTCTTAGATTTATTATACACTAATTTTCTAGAATGTAAACATGAAAAATGAGCAGATAGTAAAAAAAAATTAGTGTACAATAACAGCAAAACATGATAGAATAATAAAGAATTGAAGGATTATATTATGTCTAAAAATAAAAATGTGCATTATGTTAATAATAAAGAATTTTCTCAATCAGTGGTTGAATACTGTAAAAAAGTTCGTGAAGCGAAAGAGACAGATGATCCTTTACCAGTAGTTCCAAATTATATTGCAGAATGTTTTCTTAAAATTGCTGAAGGCCTATCACATAAGTCAAACTTTATTCGATATACTTATCGTGAAGAGATGGTAATGGATGCAGTTGAAAATTGTTTAAAAGCAATTGAAAACTATAATATTGATGCAGCAACAAGATCAGGAAATCCAAATGCGTTTGCTTATTTCACTCAAATCTCGTGGTATGCTTTTCTACGCCGTATTGCCAAAGAAAAGAAACAGCAAGACATCAAGCTCAAATACTTATCTGAAAGTGGTATCGAACAGTACATAATGACTTCTGAAAATGATGCTGCTGCTAATAACGTTATCAATAGTTTTATTGACACATTAAAAGATCGTATTGATAAGGTAAAAGAAAAAGATACAGAATTTAAAATGTATCTTAAAGACGAAAAATTACGTAAAAAACGTATTGTGAAAGTAGATTCTGATTTACAAGATTTTATGGAATGATATTTAATGAAGTTGGCAATTTTAAATGATACACATTGTGGCATCCGCAATAGCTCTGACATATTTCTCGATAATGCAGAGAAATTTTATGATGATATATTTTTTCCTTATCTTTTGGAAAATAATATTCGCCATATCATTCACCTTGGTGATTACTACGATAATAGAAAGTTCATTAATTTCAGGGCTCTTAATCGGAATAGGAGTCACTTTCTTAAACAACTTCGAGATCGCGGGATCACGATGGACATTATCTGCGGTAATCATGACACTTATTATAAAAACACTAATAATTTAAATAGTCTCAAAGAACTACTTGGCCATTATATGAATGAAGTTAGTATTATTCATGAGCCAAGAGTTATGGAATATGGATCTCTTAAAATGGGTTTAGTACCCTGGATCTGTAATGATAACGAAAAAGACACGATTAATTTTCTAAAAAATTGTAAAGCTGATGTTATTGGCGGTCACTTTGAGCTCACCGGCTTTGAAGTTATGAAGGGTTTAGAACATCATGGTGGTATGGATCCAAAGATCCTTGAGAGATTTGAACTTGTTTTAAGTGGACACTTTCATACAAAATCTAATAAAGGTAATATTCACTACCTTGGATCTCAAATGGAATTTTATTGGAATGATGCACATGATAAAAAATATTTTCACGTATTGGATACAGAAACACGTGAACTCACACCTATTCATAATCCCCATACTCTTTTCCATCGTATCTATTATGATGATACCAAATATGATTTTAATGATTATGACTTATCCAACTTAGATAATAAATTTGTAAAAATAGTTGTAATTAATAAAAAAGACCTGTTTACATTTGATCGCTTTGTTGATAGAATACAAAATAAGAAGATTCATGAGTTAAAGATTCAAGAAAATTTCTCAGAATTTATTGGTTCAAGTGTTGATGATGATAATATTTCACTAGAAGATACAACTACTCTATTAAATTCTTATATTGATAATGTAGAAACTGAATTAGATAAAGATCGTATTAAAAAAGAAATGTATGATTTGATGATTGAGGCGCAAACGCTCGAAATAGCATGATTTTATTTAAAAGTTTAAAATGGAAAAATTTCCTTTCAACTGGAAATTCGTGGACTAGCATTGACTTTAATACACATAAAACTACTCTTGTTGTTGGACACAATGGAGCTGGTAAGTCTACAGTATTAGATGCATTAGCATTCGCTTTATTTGGAAAAGCACACCGTAATATTAGTAAGCCACAATTAGTGAATACTATTAATAATAAGAATTGCTTGGTTGAAGTTGAATTCAACGTATCAGGTTCAGAACTTAAAATAGTTCGTGGTATTAAACCAAACATATTTGAAATTTGGAAAGATGGGACAATGATGAATCAGTCCTCTCATTCCAAAGAGTACCAAAAGATCCTCGAACAAAATATCTTGAAGCTTAATCATAAAAGCTTTCATCAAATTGTTGTGTTGGGATCCTCCTCCTTCATTCCTTTCATGCAGCTTCCAGCGCAGCATAGAAGAGATGTTATCGAGGATCTTTTGGACATTAATGTATTTTCTAAAATGAATCAGCTCTTAAAAGAAAAGAATGGCCTTTTAAAAGATCAATTAAAAGATGTAGACTATTCCCTTGAACTATCAAAGGAAAAGATTGACTTACAGTCTAAGTACATTAAAGAAGTAGAGGCACTTAGCAATGATCAGATTGAAGAAAAAGAAAACCAAATTTTCCTCGCAGAAGATTCCATCAACCTCCTCCACCATGAAAATAGTGTCATTTCCGAAGAAATCGAAAAGCTCTCCGAGGGCCTTGAAGAAAGTCTCAAGAAAAGTCATAATAAAAAACAAGCTCTCTTACAGTACAAAGCGGAGTTCAATCAAAAAATCTCAACACTTGTCAAGGATTCAAAATTCTACGAGGAAAATGATACTTGCCCCACATGTTCCCAAGATATTAGTGGAGACCTTCGATCGGAGAAACTCTCCACCGCCAAATCCAAAGCATCGGAGATACAAAAAGCTTTGGACGATGTCTCTCAGCAGTCGGCTATTGTGGAATCAGATATTGAACGGCTCAACGCCTGCTCTAATGAGATCAGAGAAAAAACCTCACTTATATCGAGCCATAATCGTGAAATCGTACGGTTGCAAGGACAGATTACAAGTCTTTCCGCTGCCATATCAAACATACGCGGCAATGATGGTGACGTAGCAAAATCTAAATTAGATTTAGAAAATTTAAAGAATCAAAAAGCTGACTTGTTTGAAAATAAATTGTACATTTCTGAATCTTTAAATTATAATACTGTAATATTAGAGATGTTAAAAGATACTGGAATTAAAACAAAAATTGTAAAAGAATATTTACCTGTTATAAATAAACTCGTAAATCAATATTTACAAATATTAGATTTCTACGTTTCATTTCATCTAGATGAAGCATTCTCCGAAACAATTCGTTCAAGACATAGAGATAATTTCTCTTATGATTCTTTTTCTGAAGGTGAAAAGCAACGTATTGATCTGGCTCTTTTATTTACTTGGCGACAAATAGCCAAGATGAAGAATTCAGTATCTACTAATCTATTAGTACTTGATGAAACTTTTGATTCATCACTTGATTATGAAGGAGTAGATAATCTTATGAAGATTATTCATACTCTGGATGATGATACTAATGTCTTTGTTATTAGTCACAAAGGCGATATTCTTGAAGGTAAATTTCAAAACAAATTGGAATTCTTTAAAGAAAAAAACTTTAGCAAACTAAAAGGAAATTAATATGGAATTATCCAATTTTACTATGACTCTCTTGAAAAACTATTCTGGGATTAATCCTAATTTGGTTATTCGTGAAGGTAATTCTATTATGACTGTATCAGAAGCAAAGAATGTTTTGGCTCAAGCTACTATTCCTGAAACATTTAATAAGCAAGTGGGTATTTATGATTTATCAGAATTCTTATCAGTTTTAAATCTTTTTGAAACATCTAACATTAAGTTAGAAGAAAAGTTTATGACTATTAGTGATACTTCTGGTAGATCAAAAATTAAATATTTTATGTCTGATGCCGACATTCTAACTTCACCAACAAAACCAATTATCATGCCAGATCCGGAAGTTAGTTTTCACCTTGATCAAGATACTCTTGCGCGTATTAAAAAAGCAGCATCAGCTCTTGGGCATGACCAACTATCAATTATTCCAGGTGATGGTGTAATTACATTGTCTGTAGTTAACATTGATAATGCAACATCTAATACGTACTCCATTGATGTTGCTGGCAAATCAACTGGAGACTACAATTTTATTCTTAATATTAAGAATCTGCAGATGATTCCTGGAAACTATAATGTGGCCATTTCATCTAAACTTATTTCTCAATTTACGCTGGATCAAGAAAATACTGATCTTAAATATTGGGTTGCTCTAGAAAAAACATCGACATACAAATAGGAGAAAACATATGTCTGACGATACTCAAATTTATCAACTTGCGGGTCGCACATCTCGTAGTACTGTAGCTGTAATCGATGCAATTGTTCAACGAGGAGGCTTCCGCGGTGAAGAACTTAGTTCTATTGGCCAACTACGTGATCAGTGCATTCAAATAATTCAACTATGCGAAAATCAAGCTCAAGAGGCGGCACAAGAAGAATAGTTTTACAATTATTATATTATTGATTATAATAGACATATTATATTATGGAGTACGTGAATGTCTAATTTTTTATGGGTCGAGAAGTATCGACCAAAAACTATTTCTGAAACTACCCTTCCTTCATCATTAAAACAAACGTTTCAGAATATGGTAGATGCTGGCGAATTGCAGAATATGCTTTTCGCTGGCACTGCCGGTCTTGGTAAGACTACAGTGGCTAGAGCTCTGTGCAATGAGATCGGCGCTGATTATATTGTAATCAATGGTTCTGAAGAAGGTAACATTGATACACTTCGCGGTAAGATAAAACAATTTGCGTCTACTGTATCATTACAAGGAGGAGTTAAAGTTGTTATTCTCGACGAAGCAGATTATCTCAATCCACAATCAACTCAACCAGCTCTTCGTGGATTCATTGAAGAGTTTTCTAACAATTGCAGATTCATTCTCACATGTAACTTTAAAAATCGTATTATTGCTCCTTTGCATTCTCGTTGCGGAGTATATGAATTTAATACCACAAAGAAAGATTTAGCCGATCTTGCTAGTCAGTTTTTTGCTCGTTTTAAATATATACTAGACCAGGAAGGTGTGGAATATAACAATAAGGGCATGGCAGATCTCATTCTCAAGTATGCCCCCGATTGGAGGAGGGTATTAAATGAAGGACAACGCGCCGCTGCTAGTGGTCTTCCTATTGATGGGAGCAATAGTGGGTCTATCAATAACAACTCTGTTAATGACTTAGTAATTTATCTTAAAGAAAAAAACTTTAAGAAGATGCGTCAATGGGTTGTAAATAATATGGATGTTGAGCCACAAGCTATTATTCGTCAGTTATATGATAACATGAATGAATCTGTGGCTCCTCAATCAATTCCTCAGCTAGTATTAGTTTTGGCTGAATATCAATATAAAAATGCTTTTGTGGCAGATCATGAATTAAATATGGTAGCCATGATGACTGAAATTATGGCACAGGTGAATTTTAAATGAATTGCGTAATATATGATTTTGAAACTTTTAGTGGCGTTCCTGCAACCGGGGCTGCTATTTCAATGGCAGTACTTAAGTTTGATGAGAATCGCTATGAATCTAATCCATACACATATGAAGAATTATTAGAACAAACTGATTACATTAAGTTTGACGTAAAAGAACAAGTGCATAAGTACAAACGTGTTGTTGATATGGAAACTGTTAAATGGTGGAACTCTCAAGGTGAGTCAGCCAAGAAACTAATTAAACCATCTCCTGAAGACAGATCAATTGAAGACCTTTGGCAGTTTTTTGTAGACTATACAAAAGGTATGGATATTAAAAAAGTCTATACTCGTGGTAATGGCTTTGATCCTATTATCTTTGAAAGTATTGTACATTCGTTTGGAAAAGGTGTACCATACCCTTGGTGGACTATTCGCGATACACGTTCAATGCTAGATGGTTTATTATGGGGATCTGGTGCTGATAATAAATTTATTCCAAACGGACTAGAAGAAAAATTTATCCACCATGATCCTCGCCATGATATTGTTATGGATGTTATGCGCATGCAAACTGTAGTAGGTTGTCTATGAATCACTTTGATTATTTAAAAGCAATTAATGAAACAAAAGAAGATATTATGATAACTGAAGAATGCGAAAAAGCATATAATCCATTTATGGTAAATCGCGGTCTTAGTTACTTTTATGATACTGCAGCCATAGCTAATATGCTAAATCAATACCATCATACTGATAAAAAACTTCAATTTCACTTTCTTATAAATACGATTAGAAAACGTAGACGATTTTCGAAATGGAATAAACCTGAGTCAGATAATGATATTGGAGCGATTAAAGAGTATTATGGCTATAGTAATAAACAAGCTAAACAAGTTCTCTCCCTGTTATCACCTGACCAAATTAAAAATATAAAAGAGAAGGTGAGTAAAGGTGGAAGAAGAAAATAATTTAGTAGAATGGTCTCCAGATAAAATGCTGGAAATAACCATTAATCAACCAGACGATTTTTTAAAAGTTAGAGAAACTCTTACAAGAATGGGAGTTGCTTCTCGTAAAGATAAAAAATTATTTCAATCATGCCATATCTTACATAAACAAGGTCGATATTTTATAGTTCACTTTAAAGAGTTGTTTATGCTAGACGGAAAGAAAGCTAATTTAGAATCTAATGACATTGCTCGTAGAAATACTATTGTAACATTATTGAGCGATTGGGGATTAGTTGATATGGTTAAAAATGAAGAATTAGAAGTTGCTCCATTACGTCAAATTAAAGTAATTTCTTTCAAAGAAAAAGATCAATGGGAACTTTGTCCAAAATATAATATTGGAAATAAGTAAAAAAAATGCATAGCGGCTATGTACATTTGGCATAGCAATAACTATATAAATATTATCGGAGTGCGGATGGTCCGGCTCCACTTTAATCTTGCTTGACATAAGGAGATAACAATGACAGGCTTACAAACACTATTCCCGCGTTCATCTTTTGTTGGTTTTGACCATCTATTTAATGAGCTTGAGTTTACAGCAAAACATGCTCAAGATCACTACCCACCCCACAACATTCTTAAGACCGGCGATACCGAATATCTTATCGAATTGGCTGTGGCCGGATTTAGCAAAGATGAATTAAATATTGAATTCAAGGATCGTACCTTGACAGTGACAGGGGAACACGAATCAAAAGGTCGCGAATACATTCATCGTGGTATTTCCACCAAGAAGTTCAAACGCACCTTCAGGCTGTCTGAGCACGTAAAAGTGCATGGAGCAGATCTTAAAGACGGAGTATTGTCAATTGACTTGAAATATGAAGTTCCAGAAGAAATGCGTCCTCGTAAAATCGCAATTGGTCATTACGAGGAACTAACAAATGACACAGACACTAAACAGCTTCTTCAAGAAGCTAATTAACGATTATTATGTAGCTAAAGCAATTAAACAAACAGAAAATGAATTGCGTAAGCTAACTGATAAAGAATTGAACGATATTGGTATTAGCAGAAGTGAAATTTATGCTATTGCTAGACAAGATGCAGATATGAGAAGATCCCATCTCATAGCGCCTTTTAACCCTAACCTAAGAGGATTTGTCTAATGGCTTTCTTAGTAGATACAGTTATTATCGATCATCGTTCATTTGCTCAAAAACTTTGGGTTGGTTTTCAAAACTGGTGTGAAGTTGTTGGGTATAGCAGAGCGTCATCACATCTTGCGTCTCTTGGCTATCATAAGGAAGCTAAAGAATGTATGATGCAAATCGCAAAGCTGAAACGCTAATAGAAGAATCTTAGCAAAGGGGCTGTAATGGCCCCTTCGATCACACACACATAACAGGAGGAACTATTATGTTCTCAACAGACTATCTTACAAACGTATGGATCGATGCGATCCAAAATGCAAAAACAACTTGGGTTAACACTTGGGTTAAAGATGAAGCAATGAGCAAGCCTCTACATGATTTCATCAAAACACAAACAGAGTTTACCAAAGATGCGATGAAACAAACCACTACATTTGCAAATGCTGCGGGTGAAGCAATGGCGAAAATGGTAAAATGAATAAGAATCCATTTGAAATCAGAGCTGAAATGCTTCAACTAGCAAAAGAATATATGGACAAGCAACATGAACTAAACATTCAATTTGCTAAAGACATGTATCACCAAGGCAAAATCCAATGGGAACAAGTTCAAGATTCATATAAGATGTATTCTATGAGCGATCTTATGAATAAAGCGAAAGAAATGTATAGCTTCGTTTCAGAAAAAAAATAAATTAAGGGCTTCGGCCCTTTTTTTATTTACAATATAAGCTAAATATGATAGAATATACCAAACGGAGGTATTTCATTTGGAATTCTATACATCAGTATATCGTTACGGTAATTCTATTCTATATCGTGGCTATAGTGCTAACGGTAGTCCTATTCAAAATAAAATTAAATTTGTTCCTACTTTATATCGGGCATCTCAAAATAAATCTGAAATTAAGTCTTTGTTTGGTCATAATCTAGTGCCAGTACAAAACATTAATAGTATGCGTGATGCTAAAGAATATGTTGAACAATATAAAGATGTAAGTGATGTTAGTATTTTTGGTACAACAAATTACATTCATCAGTTTATTACCGAAAAATTTCCAACCAATATTGATTTTAACGTTAAGCATATTAATGTTATAAACTTTGATATTGAGGTTGCTTCAGATGATGGCTTTCCAACGCCAGAAGAAGCGGCTTATCCAATTATTTCCATTGCACTTAAATCTAGTAAGTCGTCAGTCTATCAAGTTTGGGGACTAGATGCTTATGATCCGTCTAAGTCTGAAATTGATTTACATGGTGATCAAGTCCAGTATCACTATTGTTCTTCTGAAGAAGAATTGCTAGCAAAGTTTCTTGGTTATTGGACTAAAAATTATCCTGACGTAATTACTGGTTGGAACTCTCGTTTCTTTGATATTCCATATCTTATAAACCGTATTACATTAATTGGTTCTGAAACAGCAGCCAGACGTCTTTCTCCTTGGAACATGGTAAATCCACGTGATGTAAAGAAAATGCAACGAATGCTTCCAGCATATGAAATTGTTGGTATCCAACAGGCAGACTATCTTGAACTATTTCAAAAGTTTGGTTACTCATATGGCCCACAAGAATCATATAAACTTGACCATATAGGCTATGTAGTAGTTGGAGAAAAAAAGCTATCATATGAAGAACATGGTAATCTATATACGTTATATAAAGAAGACCATCAAAAGTTTATTGATTATAACATTAAAGATGTTCAACTAGTAGATCGCATTGATCAAAAGATGGGCCTGATTTCTTTGGCTTTAACTATGGCATACAAAGGCGGTGTAAATCTTGGTGATACATTTGGTACTACTAATATTTGGGAATCAATTATCTATCGTCGATTATTAAGTAAAAATATTATTTGTCCAGTTGAGCAAATCAAAAAGGTTCCATATTCTATTGTTGGTGCTACAGAAACTTCTATTAGACACCCTGGCCCTAGGGCAAGAGATAAGGACCAACCCCATACTATTGCAGGCGGTTATGTAAAAGAGCCACAAGTTGGATCTCACAACTGGGTAGTATCATTTGACCTTAATTCTCTATATCCTAATATTATTGTTCAACAAAACATTTCGCCTGAAACACTTATTAAAGATTACACTATACGCTTTCCACAAGGCGTAGATTATTATCTTTTCAACCATGATCGTACAAAGCAAGTTAGTGATACCTATGCTCTCGCCTCATCTGGTGTACCCTATGACCGGACAAAACAGGGTATTATTCCCGAATTGATTGTTGATTACTATGCTGAGCGTAAAGCCATTAAACGTCAAATGCTTGATGCGCAATCTGCATATGAGAAAACAAAAGATAAATCTCTTCTTTCTAAGATTAACCAAGCTGAAAACAATCAGATGGCCATTAAAATCTTGCTTAACTCTTTATATGGCGCTCTTGCTAATAAGTACTTTAAATATTTTGATAATGCACTGGCAGAATCTGTTACACTTACTGGCCAGACTGTTATCAAGTGGGCCGAGCAATGTATGAACAAAGCCATGAACGATATTACAAAAGCCGATAAAGATTATATTGTTGCTATTGATACCGATTCGATCTATGTCAATATGGGTCCTCTTGTTGAAAAGTTTAAACCAAAAGATCCTGTTAAGTTTTTAGATAAAATATGTAAAGATCATTTTGAAAAAATTATGGCAAAATCATATGATGAGTTTTTCTTTATCATGAATGGCTATACTCCTCGTATGGAAATGGCTCGAGAAGTTATTGCTGATCGTGGCATATGGACAGCAAAGAAACGCTATATTCTTAATGTGCACAATTCAGAGGGTGTACAATATGCTGAACCAAAACTCAAGATGATGGGTATTGAAGCTATTAAATCTTCAACACCCGAAGTGGTTCGTAATAAATTCAAAGAAGTCTTTAAAGTAATCATAAATAGCTCTGAATCTGAAACTCAATCTTTCATTGCTGACTTCAAACGACAATTCAATAGCTTACCGCCTGAAGATGTGGCATTTCCTCGTGGAGTATCTGAAGTTGAAAAATGGAAAGATCGTAGAACAATATATGCAAAAGGCACACCAATTCACGTAAGAGGATCACTACTATATAATAATAAGTTGAATGATCTAAATCTTACTAAACGATATGAAACAATCAAGAATGGCGAGAAGATTAAGTTCTTATATTTAAAAAAACCAAACCCTATCAAAGAAAATGTTATTTCATTTCCAGGGATCTTGCCTAAAGAATTTGGTGTACATCAGCATGTAGATTATGGTATAATGTTTGAGAAGACATTTATTGAGCCATTGAAACCAATCCTTGACGCTATGGATTGGACACACGAACCAATGGCTACACTGGAGGATTTCTTTGCATAATGTATTCTTTGACTGTATTTACTAGTAGATTTGATAATAAAACAGATAAGCGATTTGACTTTGAAACATGGGATAAGTTTTCAAGGTTTTTGTATAAACTATCTGAGCGACCATTAGGAGGTAAGACTGATGCAGAACTTATATCACCGGCTGTTTATAACATTGGCACAACTAGGGCAAACAAGAATGTATTGGCTTGGGCAGGTTGGTGTGCTGTTGACGTTGATGATTGGACACCTGAAGGAGATCTAAATGATACCCTTATCAATAAGTTTGGTCTATGGGACTTCATTTGCTATAGTACTGCTTCTAGTTTGGAAGAACTACCCAAGTTCCGGCTTGTATTTAGACTTGATAGAAATATACACCAAGATGAAATCAAGCATTTTTGGTGGGCACTCAACACTGAACTTGACAGCATCGGAGATCGCCAAACTAAAGACCTCAGCAGAATGTATTATGTCCCTGCGAATTACAGTGGTGCTTTTAACTTTATTTTCAGCAATTCTGGTGTTCCTATTGATGTGGACGAGTTACTTGCTCGACATAGATACGATGATAAAAGAGATTCCGGAAATTTTCTCGACCGTCTCCCAGACGAATGGCGAAAGCAAATAATTGAACATCGTAAAAGCTCACTAGAAAATACAGACTATAGCTGGTCTAGTTATCATGATTGTCCATTTTGGCCAAAGAGTCTAGCATCAGATTATATGACGATAAATAAGACGGGCTGGTATCATAAAATGTATCAAATTATGATTGCTGTTGCTGGTCGAGCTGTAGAAAAAGGTTATCCAATTACAGCTAAAGAAATTGAAGACTTATGCCGTGCTTTTGATAATGACACTGGCCGTTGGTATGAAAATCGTGCTATTGAAAAAGAAGCAAACAATGCTTTAGAATATGTGTATAGAAATGGAGTTTTTTAATGGAAAGCTATGTGTTAAAAAAATCTTCTTTTGTTGTGGATAATCAAAAACATATTATTCAAGCATGTGAGTTATGTAAATACTCATTAACAAATTATTTGGAAGATAATGGAAAGTCGGATAGTACTACAAGAAACTATATGGATTATAATATCTTTTCATGGTCTTCAACTGATCAATATATGTATGATTTATTTAAAGAAATTAGAAATGAAATACGTTCTTATGTAGGAAACGACAAAAGAATGTGGTTTCAATCTTGGTTAAATTATTCTACTTATAGCGATCTTAGAACTGATCTAGGGCCTCATCAACATGATTGGGATATTCATGGTTATGTTACTATAGAACCAAAGCATACTATCACTTCATTTTATGACCAAACAGTTGATACTCCAAAATTTCAAATAAAGAATGAAATTGGAAACATTTATATTGGTCCGGCCGGTCCAGATTATAAACATCAAGTAATAAATACGAAACCTTGGTCCGGATCAAGAATTACTATTGCTTTTGATTGTACTTTTGATCCTAACTATATTGTAGCTAATAATAATGTACTGTTTCCACTATTGTAAAGGAAAAACTAATGTTACCAGATGAAATGGAAGCTGAGAAGAATAGAAAGATTATCATATCTCAGGCAGAAACTATTGAAATTTTAAAACAGAATGTTCTAGATTTACAAGAGCAATTGAACAATGCATATATTCGTATTAGAAAATTAACGGAGAATAAATTATGAAAGCAGGTAAAGTGTGGGGAACAACTGAATTAATTGAAGCAAATTGCGCTTTAGAATTTCATCGTATTGAAATGGAAGCAGGTGGGGTATGCTCTAAGCATATGCATCGTTATAAATGGAATGGATTCTATGTAGAGTCTGGACGTATGCTTATTCGTACATGGCAAAAAGACTATAATCTGGTAGATGTAACCGAACTTCAAATAGGTGAATATCATAAAGTAAAACCAGGTTTGTACCATCAATTTGAATGTATCGAATCAGGTGTTGCATATGAACTATATTGGGCTGAGTTTAATCATAATGATATTGTAAGAGAGACTGTAGGACATATGGGTAATATAAAACCTGAACCCAACATCCCAATAGCACCATATGATATTGGACATCAATAACCATGCATTATATTTTCGATGTAGATGGCACATTAACTCCATCTAGACAATTAATGAATAAACATTTTGAAAAGTGGTTTGAAAACTTTTCAGCACACCATAATGTGTATCTTGTAACTGGATCTGACCGTGATAAAACTTTGGCTCAAGTGGGAGATGTTATTTACAATCTAGCTAAAACAGTATATAATTGTTCTGGTAATGATGTTTGGAAACAAGATAAAAATATTAGATCAAATTACTTTCAATTGCCAGATAATGTAAAAAAAGATCTAACAATAGAAGCGAATGATTCCAGATTTCATGCAAAGAATGGTGACCATTTTGATGAACGTCCGGGGTTAGTCAACTTTAGCGTTGTAGGAAGAAACTGTAGTCTTGAAAATAGATTTCTATATGTGCAATGGGATGAGCATAAAAATGAAAGAGAAATCATAGCTGAAAAAATGAGAGAGAAATATCCCGATCTTAATTTTCAAGTGGCAGGAGAAACTGGAATTGATATTACTCTAAAGGGTTTAGACAAATCTCAAATTTTAAAAGATTTTATCACTCACGATGGGGCTATATACTTCTTTGGAGATAAGATGGAATATGGCGGAAATGATTATGAACTCGGCTTGGCAGTCGCTAGATCTGGAAACCATGTCCATCAGGTTAAAGATTGGAGACATACATGGAAAATTCTAAAAGAATTATCGGCTTAACTGCTTCCACATTTGATTTGTTACACGCTGGCCATTGCGCAATGCTTCGTGAAGCAAAAGATCATTGTGATTATTTGATTTGTGCTTTACAGGTAGATCCATCTATAGATAGAGCAGAAAAAAATGCACCCGTTCAAACATTGGTTGAGCGTTGGCTGCAATTGCAAAGTGTAAAATATGTTGATGAAATTATTCCATATCAAACTGAAGAAGATTTAAAAGATATTTTACAAATGTTTGATTTAGATTTACGTATTATTGGCCAAGAATATAAGTCAATGAAATTTACTGGACGTGACATTTGTTCACAGCGCAATATTGAAATTTATTACAACAAAAGAGATCATAGATTTTCTACATCTGATCTACGTAAACGCGTTTTTGAAACGGAGAAAACAAAATGAATATTTTAATCGTTGGTCATGGTTTTGTAGGACAAGCTGTGGATTATGGTTTCCAACATCCGGACATTGAAAAGACTATTATTGATCCAAAATATGGAACAACAATAGATGAAATTGACCAAACAAAATATAGTGCAGCTTTTGTTTGTGTACCTACACCAATGGGCGATGATGGTCGTGTAAATTATTCTATAGTAAGAGATGTTGTTAATAAATTAAAAGATAAAATGGTTGTTATTATCAAATCAACTATTACGCCAGATTTTTTTGATTTATATGCTGATGCAAATCACATTGTATACAATCCAGAATTTTTAACTGAAAAATCTGCAAAAGAAGATTTTGTAAATCCTCCTTTCCATATTTTAGGCGGTTCAAATTTTTCTATTGATTATGTAGA